CCGGCCGTATTGCTCCTGTAGGTCTGTAAGGTCCTGAATGGCTGCAGCGTGTGCATCAATGTTTGCCTGTGCTTCTCTGTGGGTTTTGTTTAATTCCCTGAGCTCACGAGCTGCATCCTTTGATATCCGACTGAATTTATAAATCCCTACTCCAGCAAATGTTAATGCGGCAGCAAGTGCCAGGAAGGGTCCAACTACAGGGATTGCCGCCAAACCAAATATAGTGAGACCGGCACCTCCAGCCACAGCCACAGCCGCAAGCGTTTTGATCGCTCCACCAAGGAATCCTGTCTCTGCTGCGAATTTGACGATCTTGCTTCCCGTGGACGCCAGTGTATTAAACCATGAAGCCAGGAATTTACCTGATTGTTCCAGGGCTGGCGTTAGCGCTACAATCGCCGCAGTGTAGTTCTTAGTCTTCTCTGCCTCTGGTTGCACAAAACCTTTTCCAAAGGCCGCCTTGGCGCTTTCTACGGCCTTCTCGTGGGCAGTTGAGACCGCTTCCAGATCCCTGGCGTATGATGACATTCCTCCGCGAGATTCCTCCAAGGCCTTAGTGAGATTAGTGGCCATGTCGATCGAGGACGATCCTGCCTGGGCCAGTCGATCCAGATGTTGAGCCGTCAGGCTGCTCACCAGTCCCATTTGCCGGAGTTGTTCAACGGCTCTGTTTATCGGTTCACCATTATGCAGAGCGGTATAGAAATCCCCGACAGCTGCTGCTGATTCTGCGATCCCATTACCTGATGCAGCGGCCGCATCACCAATGGTTCTAAGTGCACCGGTGCCGGCGAATGCGCCCCGGGTTAACCCACGAAGATTCTTGTCGGCTTCCGCTACACTTTCAAATTTAAACGGTGTGCTGTTTGCGAAATTCAGCAGCTCGGCAACATGCCGCCTGGCTTCTCTGGCACCTCCAACCAATGGGGTGAATACCCTTTGGAATCTCTGGATCTCTGATAATCGTTTTATTGCAGCATCAAGAGATCCGGTATCTTTAACCAATGACCGTACAGCAGCACCGACAGCGGTAAATGTTCCTACCAGGGCTACGCGAATCAGAAGGAAATCTTTGGCTGTCTTTATTAGCGCCTTGAAAGCACTGTCGCCTTCTTTCATGCGCTTATTGAAATCCCCGGCAGTAAATGCTGCACCGAGTCCACCCATCAGTAGTCCACCGCCATATGCAAACTTCGCATTGGCCTTCAGGAATTGAGCGATAGCGTTACCTGCTGGCATTATTTAACCCCTGCGGCTTTCAATTCTTCCTGGAACTTGCGTCCCTCTTCATCCAGGAAATCGAGTCGCTCTCCCTGTAATTCCAGAAACATGGCTTCTGCGATGTAAGTCTCCCCTATTGGCATATCCCATATCATGGTCACTGGAAGATTAGCCCCACGGGCTGCACGATGTGCAACTACCACCACGGGCGGCGCTGGAGTGGTAGGCATTCCAACGTAACGCGGTCCTTTGAAATCCACCTGCTGGATCGTATACTCCGGACGATTCAAGTAGTCCCCTACGTATATCATAAAACGAGCTACAGCCCTCTCTAGTCCCTTTAGTGTCAGAAGGAGTGGGAATACTGGTCGCTTGACTCGGCTTTGCCGATACCGAAGGCAACAAATTCCAACTGCTGTCTTCAGATCAAAGAGCGTTATCTCTCCATTAGTTACAAATGGGGAGTCGATAGTCTGAAGTAACAGTAAGTGCCAGAGAGAGAATGGCTTGAGGGTTCGACCGAAGATCCTGTGTCGAATCTCGTTGTCGATATACGCCGCAGCAAATACACGATCCAGTGCCACGGCTAATTCAGGGCTAATGTCAACCCTGTTAGCTTGTGATCAGTGCGTAACTTTCAGCTTCAAGAGTGACCTCGTTGAATTCACCCTTACGCTTCGGCTGACTGACATTCCTTACGATATAGAATCGTGTGAGGAATGTGAATGATGCTGAAATAGAAGCTGGGTCAAATCCGGTGATAATATATCCACCGAATGTGGCTGTGATTTTACGTTTATCAGGCTTGGTCGTAACCACCGACTCGGTTACGCCTTCACCATCCTGGGCTTGTGCAAAGGTTTCAGCTTCGTATCGAAGCTCAGCCGATCGAGCGACAAAACCAGTGATAGTCGGAGCATCCGAAGATGAGAATCCGAACAGATAACTTTGACCGAACTGATTGCTATTTACGAGTGGCATAATCTTTTATCCAGCTACGACCCATGCCTGGCATGGAGCCGTATCTGCCTTGGCGTAGACGGTTCCAGTTTCCGGCAATAGAAGAACACCTGCTCCAGGTGTGAGCTTCTGTGGGAATTTATCCAGTGTACCGACTGAATCGACGGTCAAAAAGTTCGTAGTGTCCAGATTGATCACCAGGAGTATGGAGGGATTCGTGAGTCCACCGACGTATAGTGTAGCAGCAGTGGTACTCCCAACCGTAACTTCCTCCCCAATAAATGTCGTTGAAGAAAGACTTGTGGTGAAACTTTTAGAACCCGTTACGCTCTGACCACCCGAAGAAATCGTGCAGCTTACAGAGGAGTTGATCTCGTTTGCCATGTCACATTTAGTCTTGTCAACCGATTACGCAGCGACCACCCAGACACGACAGGATGCGGTATTTGCCTTGGCATAAATAGGCACAGCTTGTGGGAATAAAAACACCCCCTTGCCTGGCAGTATTTTCTGAGGGAAGTTCGCCATGCCACTATCATTGTCTACCTCAACGTAATTGGTAGTGTCCATATTCCGCACGAATAGGAATACTGGAGTCGAACCAATATCCCCGAGAAAGATTGTTTCGGCCGCTGTGCCGATGAGCTGCTCGTTTCCAATGAACGCATTGTTGGAGGCATCGGAGGTTCCTGATATGGTTCCGGATGCCACCTGGCTGTTTATGGAGACGGATACGGTTATATTCGTTGTGATTTCGTTCGCCATTATCTACCAAATCAATATCAACTCACAGAGGCTGATCCGCCGGCAATGATTTGAACATCTGAGACACCCGTAGACCGAATGTAAAATGTTCCTGGCGTACTCGGTGTAAGATACACACCAGACTTGGGTGGTATCCTCTGCGGGAATTGATCAAAACTGGCAGATGAATCTACCTCTACGAATTCGACATCATCGAGATTGTTCACGAACACAATACTATTAGCTTCACTGACAGTGATTGTTATTGGGGTCGTGGACACCGATTCTTCGGTGGTGAAATAATTTCCTCTCCGTGCAAGGGTTATAACGCCACCACTGAGTTCCTGCAGGGCGGATTTTATCCTTACCCAGATCTCTGACCAAAACATCGACCATCCATTCAGTAATGTTCCATGAAAACTGAGAGTTGATGTCATGGTAACGAAGAAATTACCGAAGAGGTCGCTAACAAAATCAGCAACAAATGATAATGCAGCCGTGACAGTTTTGTAGATCGCATTCGCTAGGTTTCCAGAAAACGATATTGCGGCCGTTAGAATCCTGTTAGCTGCGTAGGATGATAATAATGTCCCCACAGACGATAATGTCGCCAGCATTAATCGTGGCGATGATTTGGTGTTAGCGGCGTGGAAAGACAGGGTGCTGTAGAATTCAATGATCCATGTCAGGATCAGTGCGAACAGGTATGCAAACGAAGTGGAGAACGATAATCTCGGGGCGGTACTATCCTCGAATGTTTTAATGTAAATGTTCCTGTAGACCGTTGCCCCAACATCCCAGACGATCGCCTGTATTGGCTGGAGTAATTTCGGATGTTCGAGACTCGATCCGCTATCTAGATTATCTTCCGCAGAATTGGATTCGAAGAAATCATCGTACGGCTGTGGACCCGTGGCGGCATCGAAATTCGCGGCAGAAAACGGATCTTCTAAATTGTCATCTCCATAATCGGCAATGACGTTGTAACCTGTAGACGCATCTATTAAAGCAGCCATTTAGGTTGCTCTGGTGAATATGATCATGGATTCGGAACCAGTACTTCCGAAGAATTGCGTGGTTGCGCCTGGACTAACTGCCGTCCAGGTATTCCCGGCGATCGTCATTGTATCCCCAATTGATACCGTTCCCCCAACCACAATCGCCAGCAGATCATTCTTCCAAAGTCCTTTGGCGTATCCCCAGTTGTTAGCTCCTGAGTTTCCGGCAGCGCGACCCGGTGTATGGGCCACAAATACTCTGGCAGCATGAACTTTTCCGCTTGCCCAAAAATCCTGTTGTGCGGAAGCGTTAGTAGTGAAGCGTTCAAGGGTAGCTGTAGTCCATGGTCTGCATGTGCAAGAAAATGCTGTAGTTGAAATAGACACCGTAACTCCCATTGCTCTGGTCATGCTAGATCCGTTTGCAGCTGACGTTGTATTCTGTATACACGCGAGCGGAAAGTCGGTCAGATTGGTTACAAATGAATCCAGAAGCATAGCAGAGAAGCATTTCTCTGCTGCCCCAACTCTTGTTGCAATCCATACTAGATTGGGTGTTAACTTGATCCAGTAGCTAAATGAGGACGTGGTAAGACTTTGATGGGTTTGTTGAGCCCGATTATTGTTAGTGACTGCAGCTACACTTCCTATGGCTCCTCCATAAGGACCCAGTGTCGGACTCGCTGACCAGTCGATTTGATCTGGAGTCAATGTAGTCGTAGCTACTGCTCCCCTACGGAATAATTCATTACCATCGTAATCTTCGAAGGCGTTAAAAGAAGAATTTACCGCACCATCAGGAGAGGGGATTTCAATAACAAAATACCAGTCTTTGCCAAGATCGTTGGCATTTGTAATTGAGGTAGAAGCTGTTGTTCTTTGAAATTCAAATCCAATAGCGGCCCAAGATGTAATCGTTCCACTATTTGTAAATTGAGGCGTAAGATCAATATCGGCGTTATGTGTGTTTGGTCGCCACTCTCCACGAGCATGAACTAATGGAGTTGTATAAGTATTATCTGCGGATAATGAAGTCCATCCATTTTTAAGAGTATAAGCAGCTCCGCCAGCCTCCGCCGCATAGGCAACCTGAATACTTTGAGCGCCAAGCATAGTAGCAAAAGTAGTTGAATGCGTGAGAGACGATGTGCCATTACCGCCATTAACAGCGATTCCAATTTTAGTAGCACCTGTTCCATCAACTCCGTCTGCGCCAAGTGTAAGATCACAACCATCCCATTGATCAACAATAACCAAACATCCTGTTTGGGTAACGCCACTAAAATCTACCGTAAGGGTTGTTCCCGTTGGGGCTGAAGCACTTGATTTACCAATCCAAAGAGTAGTTTTAACATCTCCTGTTCCACCAATGGCTCCCGCTTGAGATTTAATTTTAGTGAAGGTGGGGGCATTTGAACCATTAAGCGTTACTGTAGCTGGATCGTCAGGAGTTCCTGTTGTCTTGGTATTCGCAACAAAAACAGTAATAAATCTACTAGCAGATGGAACAGTAATGGTAAAGGCATATGAAGTTGCATCGGAAGACGATTGCTGCGCGCTTGCTAAAGCTTCCTGTTTGGCTCGATTGTAAAGATTTGTTGCCCCTCTACAACGAAATACATCTAATGAATAAGAAGTTGAGCCAGACTGACCAGCACTGGTTCCAGCTGGAATATTCTTTACAAAGCCCCAATTAGCAACGCCTGAAGTCCCAACGAGGGCCTGTAGTTTGGCAGATAATGCTGCCCATGGTGTTGCGCTAGTAATCGTTCCTGTATCCCATGCCATAATTAATCAAATTCTGTTACGCCCATGGTAAACGATATAGTGTCACCATGCGCTTGCCGGTCACTGTCACTGAATTCATCCATAGTGGAGATATCCAGTCCGTGAACAATAAGACTATGGATTGGATCAGCACCATTGGTGATGGTCAACATGGCATTATAGATCTGCTGAACCGTATCAGATTGATCTGCCACGTCATCCTTGGTCTCCCTGGATACCCAAACAACAGTCCCAGTGAGCATGTAAGTTCTTTCGTAGCCGATTGTTTTCTCGGCATTATCGATCCAGATGGCACCGAATGGTGGACGGGGCAATGTTACCCCTCCGTCGTCGTCCCCGCCTTTGGATGGATAGAATGATAGATCCGGAAGAAGTTCTGCCAGTAATCCTACGAGGCAGAGCTCGGCTTTTCGTTTGACTTCAAAGGCCATAGTTTCTCCAGTGTCTTTTGCCAGTCAGCTTCAGCTTGGTCTTTACGTTTTTCCAGTTCACGATCATGTAACAGGTCAGAAACCTTATTGATCATTTCCACACATCGATCTGTGGGGAACTGCATATTAGAGTCCGACAATCGTCTCCCTCCTGTTCGATAGTAAGCACCGTGAAATCCTGGCCACGGGCAGTGATGATATCATCCTGCGCAACCGCACTTAAATCAAACACTTCTTTCCTGACGTATATCGTGGTGTTTACATCCTGGTATACGCCACCCTTCATAACCCTCGTAGAATCCGACTCATGATCGATAGCGATCGCTGGATATGTAACCCCTTTAAATATCCAGTCTTCAGTAAACGCCGCTTCCATGGACGGTAATGCGCCATTGAAAGCGTCAAAAAACTCCGTAGCCATCAAACAACAAACCAGATATCAACCATGAAGCAAACCATCAATAAAGAAAGAGAGAAGCAAGGCATTGATGCCATTATGTTCCTGCAAAAGAAATTCTTCAAGAAAGGAGCATGGGACAGGCCATGGGCCCGGAAGGGATGGCGTAGTATGTCGCAACATGAACAGGACTTCCTTATGAAGTTTTACAAAGCAGCAGCTAACGGGAAAATCAAATGACATCAAAAGAACGAAAAAAGATCAGGAAAAATATAACCAAAACAGGATTTTGGCGGGACTATAACTATGATCCTCCAACTTCAAATGATCCAGGGAATGGTATTTACACTGAGCAATGGGTATCCAACTTAGACAATACAAGGATCACTATAGAATGGGATGAACGAACAGGTGAAGAAGAGGAAGATGAGTGAGCTGTAAACACAAAAGGGCCGCATCATTACGGATGCGGCCCCCTCGTGTTTGTTCTGTGCCTAATTAGTATTACGCGTATTGAGTCGTGATCAGCTGGACGCAGTTGGGAGATACTGTTTTCAGTACTCGGTTGCTGCGGATACGGAGCATATTGCCCCGACGCTTTTCATCGCGGTAGCTTTCTGAGGTGAACAAGCCGCCTGGCGAATCTGCATCCCACACGATCGTGCGGCCGACTCCACCATTCATGAAGTCTCCTTCAGCCCTGCGGACCAGTGCGATATAAGTGTTTGGCCACACTGGAACCACCGTGGTGGTGGGTGTAGCTTTTTTAAGTGAGGTGTCGTAGGATTTCTTAGCAATCAAGATTTCCTGCAACCCGAACACATTGGCGAACATCTGCTCAGTGATCTGGCTGCCACCCTGGTTTACGTTCAAGTAACCGTAAACGTAGGTTTGGAGTTTCTGTGACCGGCGAATTCTGTTCCACAGCGACAAGCTCATGACTGCAGTCGTTGGGACTTCTCCCAGGAAGGTCATGCGCTCGATTGCCGCATTCATATCCAGTGGAACATCAAACGTGGCGATGTTGGCTTCCGTGTAGGCTACGGTTGAGTTGGTAGCCGTGAAGGTTGAGGAATTGTAAAGGGTCGTTGCAATCTCAAGCTCGTAATCCAACATCAGTGAGTTCATCAACAGCTTGGAGGTGATAACCTCAGCGTCGAAGAAACTTTCCATCCGGCGAGCTACGACATCATCAACGCGCTCTTCCAAACCGAACTCTTCGGTCTGGTAGCTGTCCCACTCGAATTTACGAGTGAGTTCGTTGTAGGTGCCGGTCTCATTTCGTTTGGTGGAGCCGTAGCCAGTTCCCGCTTTCAGGAGCTCTGCAGCACCGATACGGAATTTAGGATAACGACCTACTTCACGTCCACTGGGATAGGTTGGGTAAATCAGTTGTCCGATGTAGAGTTTTTCCTGGGCAACTGCTTCCATCAACACTGTGCTGATGTCTGCCCTTGGTACACTGTCAGTTGTATTAAACATAAGCTCTGGGGGTATTTATTATACGAAGATCACTCGGACAATTGCTCCGCTTGCAGCCGTAAAAGCGTCTACTGAGACTGCGACCACATTAGATCCACTGGGGACCAACATGCCTGCGTTCGCTGCATCCAACGCCAGGGTTGCACCTGCGGCCACTGCGGCACTCGATGCACCGATCATTGCATAATGGACTCCGGAATACCGGCGATGAACGGCAATGGCTTTACCGAGGTAAACGCCATCCTCCTGCTTGGGCATGGCCCGGATCATGGTTCCGATCATGACCGCGCCGTCGGATGAAGTTGCGATATCAGCTCCGGTCGAGGTCAGTTTAATGACCTTGTACTCCTGACCTGTCAGGTCGCCAGCTGCTTTAAGACTGATTACATTATTGGTATTCATTTGTTCTGGGGGGAATCATTAGGCCGCCGTTGCCGGTTTGTTTTTCAGGGACTGAAGCCAGTCCGCGTGCATGGCGGGGTTTTCTTTCTGTGCAAGCAGGATAGCTTCACCCTCTGTTTTCCCGCTTGTTTTAAGCTGCTGGACCCGGACTTGAAATTCATGGAGCTGGCCATCGTCATTAGCACTGAAGAGTCGCAGGCCGTTATCTACACCAGCCCTGACAGGGCGCGTGCCAGTCCTGTTAGCCAGGCGTAGAGCATCATTTTCTGCTTTGTAGCCCTCGGCCAGTTTAATGGCTTTGTCTCTCTGCTCTGCCAGGATCATAACTTTTTCCTCAATGGATTTAAGTTCGATCTCTTCTGCATCTCGTTTGGCCTGTAGCTCTTTGAGGGCTTGCTTATTTTTGAGTTGGATAACTTCCTTCTGTAGAGCGGCGAAGTTCGCAGCGCCACTGGTTCCACCTACGGCTTCACCTGCTACTCCTGCTACGACACCGGCAGGTTCACCTTGGACTTGAGCTTGTTCCTGGCCTTGGACTTGGGATTGCTCGCCTTCCATGCCGGCGAGAACTTCCTGGACTGCGGCGTCGACTTCGGCGCGAGTAAGTCCAAGCTGGGCCAGATCTTCATCGCTTGCTTCCACGAGATCTTGCAATGAAGGCTCATTCTGCCCTCCAAAGTTCTCGTTCAAAACTTGTTCATGTTGCTCAATTCGTTCGTTGAGCTGATTAAGGGCGGCCATTACATCCTGTAGTGTTGGTTCAGGGTCTGCCACCTGTTCTTGTGCTTCCTGCTTTTCTTTGGCCATGCCAATTTGAGAACTGTCAACTTCAGGGACAGAGAAAAGACCGGCATTAGCAGCAGGACGGATTACACAATCAACAGACATAAGTTTCTCACATCTCGCAGCAAACTTACCATTGCCCAATGGCTCACCATTCATATTCCCTTTGGGTGGCTTGAACGCTGTAGACATACCGAAACAGGTAGGCATCACTTCAGCACGCTCAAGGAGCTTGGGAGTTTCGTCGTGGCTTTTCAGGAGATGCCAGTCAGCACGCAGTTTGTCTCCGTCTCTTCGGAAACCAGTCAGGTAACCATTGAGGTCTTTGACTCCGCTACCATGATCCAGGCATACGGCCACTTTCCCGCGTTCTTTTGCTGATGCCTGGATTTGGTTTAGGAGCGTATCATCAACTTCCAGGTTGTGACCTTCAGCGGTCAATCCACCAGTGATAACACTGACTCCACGGATTACGGCATTTTGACGATCGATCGTTCCGGTTGTTCCGGTAAAAAGATCCTCACTTTTAAAACAGATTTCACTTTCGTTCGGCATGCTGCATGCCAGATTGTCAACGGGTGGGGGGAGCCTCCGTTAAATAAAAATGAGGTTAGGTTGTTTCAAACGGGAAGGGCTCCTCCCCACCTTACTGGATTGACATAAGAATGTTCCTGTAGTGTATGAAAAAGAAAACGGGCCTAAAAACGCGTAAACTACCAACCACAAAAGTTATAGCCACAGAACCTGAATCTCCACCGGAGCAATCCGATGATAATCTTTCAGAAAAAGAATGGCAGAAAGAGGTTCAAAAGCATTGCCAGCCTGGAGAACCTATACCTGACTGGCTGGCTGCTAAAGCCCCTCGGTAATCAGTGGCAGGGCTCCCACCAGTCGGAGCAAAATCTATCTGCCGGCCATGGAAGTGTATCGCTTCCATTCCAGCGATTAAAGTAACGATTACTGCAGCATTTCTTATCTTCGCTCACGAACCGGCAATTTGCGCAGCATGATCCACCGACTGGAACACGTAATGCCGGAACATGATCTTTTGGATATCCGATCTCTCTATGGCGAAATTCAAGGACCTTATCCAGGGTTTCGGAGAGATCGGATTCCATGCCGGAAAAGGGGTAATATTGTCCTGTTTATTTTAGGGTTTGCCTAGGTAAGTGGCTAAAATTTAGGTCCAAAATCGTTCCAAATTAACGCCCCAAGTAATGCATAGATGCGAGACCACCGAAGAGATTGGCGGCTACCAGAAATGCTAATCCGGCCGCAATGAGTTTTCTCCAGATCGGATCACCAATCTGGAAGCAGGCAATGACGAAACAGACGAAACTAAACGCTAATAGTACTAACCCTAAGTTTTGCATATGTTCTCCTTTATTTCTTTCTGACCTTCTTTAAAGCTGATCCGATTTTATCCCACGCTGCTCCTCCGAGCTTTCCACCAATCGCGCCACCAGCACCCCCAAGCACAGTTAGTCCACCAGCTCCGAGGATTCCTGGTCCACTTTTATTTGGTGCCATTCCTGGTTGATTTGGTGCGATCCTATAGGTTTTGACCATGGCATTTGGGTCAGGTCCACCTTCTTCCTGTCCAGTAAACTCTCCGAGAGGATTACGCGGCCGTGGATCAGTTTGGAATTTAATCAGTTCGTCCAGCTTTCCGGACACAAACTTATAGTTCTCCATTCTTTTCCCTGCGTCCTGGATACCGCGAATGATACTTTTGTATTCAGCCGCCTCGCTCTGGCGTTTTCGTACAGCCAGACCGAGCGGGGAACTACCAATGGACTTTACGCCCTTACGTGGGAAGATCCTTACCCCCCCGCCTTTAATTGGAACCTTCCATGCGAATTCGATCAACTCATCCAGTTTGGATGACAGCTGATTCGTATCGGTTTCCCCAACTGCCTTCTTGCGTGCTTTCACTTTAGCGAGCAGTTTCTGAATGGCTGTCGGGGCAGCATTGTAGGATGTTCCAGCATCAAGATCCATTAGTTCTTCTTTTTGCGATTAAAGAAGCCGCCTACCTTTTTTCTGATTTTCCCGCCAATCTTTACACCACGCTTGGCTGCATCTTTTAGTTGCTTCTGTTCATCTTTGCTAAACTGCCTAAATTCAATAATGCCATCCAGCTCGGTCTTGAGCTCGACCAGTTTCTGGATCTTTGAAAATCCACTATATTGCTGCTGTAATTGCTGTGGCCGGTTCAGATACCGCATCAGTTTCGGGAATGGAAACTTCAACACGGCAGCCGGTGATAAATCTGCAGGGAATTCTTCCTGGATAATTTTACTATGTGGAACTGCTCCATCAGAGAATGGATTCAGGATATGCTCGTCGAACTGGATGGTTTTCTCCTTGGAGTTTAGCTTTAGATTCGGCAGGATAGTCTTTAGCTTGGCAAGCGCCATCCCCAATCCTTGACCAATCGATCGTCCTGGGCCCTTAGCGATTCCCTGTAGGCCCGTGCCACGCACACCACGAGAGAAGGCAGATCTTCCGGCAGCCCAATTCGCCCCATATCCACCGGACCCCTGTATGGCTTTATGGCCGAGATATCCACCAATACCTGCCCCAGGAAGGACACCAAGCGCCGCCGCACCAGCGAGGTGAGATGTCTTAGGCTCCTCGTAATCATATGCAAATTCAATGACTGAACCGAGATTATGGTTTAGTTCGCTCAGGCGGACAAGCTTGGATGTAGTATTCATTTTCTTTTCCCGGTCTGGTTTCCAGCCGGTTTTACGAAGGGTGCCGTATACGTAGGCATCTTTCTTTTCTCCCTTGAAGCCTTTTTTATTGGCTTCCTTTTTGAGGTTGAGTTCTAAAGCGACAGGCATACCATTTCAACCGGTGTCAAGCCGGAGTAGTAAACCTTTAACAATTTGCCTTCAATAGCGAAACAGAGATAAAACACACGATTATTTGAGTGAGTCTTGAAAACTCATACAAAAATGGTTTAGCGGGTTCGACTCCCGCACCGTCACGCTATGACGATATAAACTAAAAGCTGAATGCTGAAATCTGATAAGCTGAATTTAATGAAAGCTGATCGATGAAAGTAGAAAGCTGGTTAAAATCCGTGGTAAAACCTGCCCGACACTGAGAAGTGCGGGAGACGCCGCGTGTGGCGTTTCACTGGGTTCACGGCTGCTGTCCGGAGGCAAAATCCCAACAACAAACAACATGAACGAAGATCCGAGATTATACGAAATAGCAAAACGAATCACCTTTGAGGCCGGGTTCCCGACCTGGACTGATCCTCGCACCGGTGAGACACATCGTAATCCGAAATTAACCAAGAAAGGAAAACCAAATGGACCAAGTAAAAGTAAAAAGACTAAAACTGCTAGCAACAATAAAGAAAAACCGAAAGGCGCATCGTGATCTATTCCTGAAAGCCCAGGAGGGATACAGGAAGGACATGATCGAAGAGCTCGATCGGATGCTGAAGGATGCCAAGGATGGCAAGCAGATTCGTCGAGCAGTCATTATGCCGGAACCACAGGATCACACTCCTGATTATGATCGGGTCATTGCCATGCTCGAAATGAGCGTGGATACAGTGATCGAGCTGGATGCAGATTCGTTCGACAATTACGTCATGGATAATTGGGCGTGGAGGGCGAATGCCTTGGCTACCAATACCATGTACGCCGCGAAGGCTGGATTGAGAAGGAAGTGAAACGAAAAAAGAAGAGGACATTCCTCTGTAAAGAACCGGGAGGTGCAAATCTCCCTGATGAAGAATTCACGATAACCGCTAAAGACATGGAGGATGCCAGGGAACAGGCATCTGTCTGGAACGCAGTCGTGATACGAGAAATAAAACCAAAACAAGAAAGGAAAGCTAAAAGATGAAGTTCAACATTACAATCACTGAAGCACTGGCAGAAATTAAGACGATCGGTAAACGCGTATCAACCAAACAAACACAGCTCAATAGCTATCTCCTGCGGGATTCGAAAATGATCGATCCCATGGTGAAAGATGGCGGGAGCCCGGAATACATTAAACGTGAACGCCAGGCGATCCTCGATCTGCAAAAGCGGATTGTCGATCTCCGGTTCGCAATCCAACAAGCCAATATGACTACCAAACTCACGATGAATTCGTCTGAGAAAACGGTATTCGAATGGCTGATATGGCGTCGTGAAGTCGCACCCCATGTTCAGGTTCACCTGAGTCGTATGTGGGAGCTAATTCAGGGCGGTCGCTCAATGGCTCAAAAGCAGGGAATCAACGTAGTGGCGGCAGCCGCTGCAGTTCAGGGCAGTAATGATGCGAAGGAAATCGTTGTTAACGTCAACGAATTAGAGCTCGCAAAACAGCGCGAAGAAGTGGAACAACTCCTTGGCGATCTGGACGGCAAGCTGTCTCTACTTAACGCAACAACAACCATTTAATCGATGTGGAGTCCAGACACGGACAAGGCTTAGGCCACGTTCCGGCAACGGACTGTAAATCCGCCCATCAAATGGGGCCGGAGGCAGCAATCGTGGATGGGTAGCGCGTGGTGATCTGGGCTCCCTTCCTCCCCAGAACAAGAAAACAACAAACAAATGAAAACAACACTACCAACAGCAAAAGAGCTGACTGATCTCGGCTTCCGGACGGCAGCTTATGAATTAGAGAAGCACAAAGAGCTCGGCAACAAAGGGCTTCGAGAGAAGCTCCGTGTGGCGTTCGAGCACTACCGGGTGGTAGAGCCCGAGCATATTGATCGGTTTAATGAGAAACTTAAGGCTGAAACCCTTAAGAAAACAACCAGGTTGAGACGAAATGATTATAGAGACGAGATCAAAATAATCAGGACGACTAAGTATCAAAGACTCCAGTTCACGTCGATTCACAACTATACAGCAGCACCACCACGTGAGGTGCTGGTGGAGTTGAAAAAGGCGAAGGAACTCGGGTGCTTTGATTCATTTGAAATCGCCACGATCAACGAGGTTCATGATGAACACGTGCAAACCATCAGGATGGAAGATCCTATCCTGTTCGGTCGTATCGAGAACAGCGACAATCGTTATTTCATTGCCCAATGGGATGACGATGTGAAGATCGAAGATATCCTGCGAGAGGATGAGGGATGAAAACAAAAGATCTACTCAAATTCGCGGAAAAGAAGACCGATCCTGACGAAGCGGCACTGAAGGAATGCGCCAATATTGCGAAAATGATGCGCGGTCACGTCTGGGACGGCCCACCAAAATCGCAATTACAAAAGAAGGGATTCTTTGCGAATTCGCCAGTCGTGGCGCTTCTCGGTCGGTAGTTTACTTACCTTCATCAACAGCGATAAATGAAGGTGCTCGGAGTGCGCCGCTGGGGTATTTACCCTGGTGGCGCACTCGTGCCGTTCGTCCGACATATTTCTCCAGATCCCTGCGGGTTTCATCTGTGAATCCGGTGCCTACTTTTCCGATAGTGCGTCCACTAGAATCAGCGTAAGTGAAACCACCAGGAGCTCCGTGAAATTTACCAGTGCCAGGAAATGTGCCGGCGATCTTAACATTAGCCTCCTTCGTATGTTTAACCTTAATCATTTTACCATCAGATGGATGAATTATCACGCCCTCCTTCGTCAGGGGATGACGACCTGACCGCACTTTCTCATACAATCGAAGAGCTGCGGAAGGGGATTTGGCTTCTTCAGGAGCATGGAATGTGCTCCTTGGCAGATGTGTCAAAGTTTCTTTTACTTTTGCAAGCCGCTCGGGATAAGGTCCTTTATCTCCGGCGACATCAAAAGGCATCACTTTCAACTTCACCCCGGAAGCCTTCTGCTTCCGAATAGATTCACCAATATGACTATTCAAAATACCAGACAGATCTTGTGGTGGAATACTCTTCCCCCGCACTTTACCATAGAGTTCACCTATCAGCGTCCGCTGGTGCTCTCGTGGTATGTCTATTGTGGGCCTTCCCCGGAAGACCCTTTCAGTGTGAACGGGATGCGTTCCCGTTGTCTTGCTAACACGATGGCTCAGGATCTCAGGACGACCTCCTGCAGTACTTACGTAGACCAACGCACCATCAACCTTGGGCTGAACCGATGAACCTGATTCTAACCTTGATAAGTATCCCTTCGCTTCTGATGGCGATAGTGATTTCGCAGCTGGTTTATGTGCTCCTTCTGGCGGTTGCACTGGTTGCGCTTTTGTGTGTAGCCATCCGGCTTTGGTTTTTATAAATGCCAGGCGATGTGATCCCTTGCGATCCGATAGTGTCGCATGTAGCTCGCCTGGCGTACTCTTTGTGACCAGGGCTTTACCCAGGTCTTCACTCTTTACTGTCCCGGCACCATAGCCGGATGGTATCTCCCCTTCCCATCCGAGGTAGCTATGTCGGTGGGTGGGTTGTTGGTGGATGGCGATTTTCTGTCCATGAGCTGGTAGATCTTTCCTGGTTGCCCATGAGAGCAGTCCATGGTGGCGATTGCCAATTCGCACATCCCTATGTAGTCCTGCTCGTTTGGCGTGATGTTGCTGGACATTGTAATCGAGAAGCTCACCTTCTTTGAATACTGGAAGTTCTTGTGGTGGTTCATCTACTGACGTTGGTTGATGTAATTTTTTTTTATCCGAAAATTGGATCAGGTCATCCAGTATCACCGTAAATTCACCAATGGTCTTACCCTTCATACCACGGAACGGCCAAACCTTATTGCTGCGGAGTAACTTTACCTTCTGGGCTAAATTACTTGCGGCGAGGGTGCCATATGGTGGAACCAAGGCTTTGAATCGTTTACCTCTTTCAAGCGGCGATGTTAGACCGGGTGGAAGCGCAAGAAATCCTGCCCTGGAAATATCGTGGTATTTAGTCACAGGTGCATGGTGTAACCATTTCGCAGTCCTGAATGCGATCTTAGCACCTCGATTAGGATTGTTGGCGAACTCAATCAGGTCATCCAATATGGCGATCAATTCTTTCTCGAACACCCTGGCACGAACGGTCTTTTCACCTTTTTCTTTCTTAGCAACGATCCGGTGGTTCCCGTCCTCCACGAAATATTTTCCACCAATTTTGTGAAGCATTGGTAAATCACGGCCGGGCTTCTTCTTATATTCCTCTACGATATGCCGCTTTACCGCATTCTGGTGTGAGACAATTTTACTAATGGGAATCTTCTGAACCTTGGACTTTACATCCTCTGGATATAGAGGGTTGTCCTCCCATTTGACCGTCTTGAACTGGATTAGATTATCCAGCAGATTAGTAATCTGGGTGATCGCCATATCATATCTTCTTGCCTACTTTTTTCACCCATTTCTGAAGCCTTTTCCCGGACCTCATCAGCAGCGATCGAGTAGCAAGGCTGCCGGTAGCAATGCCGGCTCCAGTCAGAGCTCCTCCACCAATCAATGCTGCGGCTTTAGGAAAACTAGATTTCCCACGGCCGGTTAATTCATCGTACTCTTCTGGAGTAAGACGAATCTCGAAATTAATAATAGCATCCAGCTTGGCAGATAGCTGAACCAGTTTGGCATCAGAGCTCAATGACTTTCCCGCCAATCCCTTACCTATTCCTTTCACATGTCTCCAGATACGAGGACCAATGGAACCGATATCCTTACCAGTTCTTATCGTTCCAGTACGAAGAGCACTAGCGATATCATATGATTTACGACCTTTGATTTGTCCCCATGCGGCTCCAGGAACTTGCTTCCATGGAACACCTCCTGCATGCACACCCCTGGCATACAGGTATCCCGGGACCCCAACAGCTGCTCCCCCAATCGCTAGATTCCGCTTCTCGCGTCCGCTCAATAAGGGTTCACGATCCGGCTCGGGTTCGGGATATGCAATAGGATAAGAAGGTCTAGCCATCAATTTTTGCCTAGAATGTCAACGGACCAACCCATGTCGCCAATCAATAAAAAACTATTCCAGGATTCCTTGCGTCATGTGCGCAGGGAACTTAAAACAATGAAATTCGGAAAAAAGAAAATAATGGAGACCAAAGTCTCACGGACGCTCATGCCGAGTATCATAAAGAAAGGTTACTTCACCGATGAGGGAGAGATCTTCGTCCCGATCCTTCAATCTAAAATGGGGGTGAGGGATATACTCCGGCATGAATATGGCCATGCTCTCTTGTTTCAGTATCCGAGCATCAAACAGAAAGAGGGCTTTGATCTCTTTGGATATAGCACAAATACAGATGATTACGCATCAGATTATGCCATGGTGAATCCGGAAGAAGATTTCTGTGAAACCTTTATGGTGTACATGAAGACAAAGGGAAAGTTCCCATGGAATGAAGGCTCTCCACGTCTGAAAAAGAAATGGCAGTTTATTACCGCACTGAAACGCGGTTTCGGTCCTTCCTTGTAGTAGCAGCTACAGCCGCACCGGCAGTTGCTGGAACTGCAGCTAATCCAGTAGTTACCTTCTGATAGTTTTTGACCGGATTTCCTTTATATGCAATCAAGCGTCTGAAATAATTTGAATGCAGCGGTTCCTTGGTGGCCTCACGCAATGCTTCTCTTTCATTATATCCCCTGAATCGTAAATCCTGGAGATGAGCACTGAGGACCTTTTGTCCCTTCTTGAGTTCTTTTACCACTTCAGGATTCTTTCTGCCGCGCCATTCACTAACAGCTTCCTTATGCCAGGAATCCAATGCCGAAGCGGGCGAATGCCTGAAAGCCGAATAATGCTCCAGGACGTGAGGATGTATACCTGATTTAGGACTTCCAACATCCCAGATCTTTGGGGATTTACCAATAAGCCATTTGACGGGAGCGGATTCAGGATGACGCAATGCCGAACCGGTAAGCTTCCCAGTAATACCTTGGTTAAGAATATGTTGAGACGCTTCCAGATAATCAGCGACCTGCTTCCCATAGTTCGTTGGATTACCGGCTAATTTATCGATACGCGATCGAAGTCCGATCCTGGCAAATTTACCAGCTCCTCTATACAAAGGAATCCCAGCTGCAGCTACTGCTAAACCCGCAGCCACATTGTGTTTTCTCTTAGGTTCCTGGAATCGAATCTCTTCCAATCTGGAACTTAATTCTTCCTTAGAGATTTTACCCTGAGCAACCTTTTTAAAGAAATCCTTTTCCTTCGCCTCGCCTACTTCCTTTTCTATCTGGGCCGGAGTCTTCATCTTACCAGTCACAGGATTGAATTTACTGTGTTCGTACTTAGGTGGAGTTGTCAGAGGCTTATCACGCCACCTGGACAATTCTTCTCTGGCACCATGGAAGAACCCGCCAACTTTACCCAGCCCTGGAACATCCTTAGCATATGATCCACGCTTAAAACCTTCCATGAGTTGCCCAATACGGCTTTGAGGATGTGCTTGCTTGGCCCAGTTAATAACTCCTCTACCACCCTTGATTGTGGCTATCAGTCCAGCAGTAGTGAGGGCTCCGGCCACCCATGGCTTTTCCCATTCGTTCTTTCGTGGACGACCGCGTGGATCAATGTTGGGTAGACCCTGACGCTTGAGATTAACATCCCTGAGCAATCGATGTGTTCGGCCGGCATACTTTTTGACTTTCTGGGCCTGTCCGATAGTGCTGTAAGTTCTTCCGTACAGTTTCTTATGCGCCCATTCCTGCAGCCAATCTGGACCCAGGTCGTCTGGGTCATCTGGCCTGACATCGAATTTCACCAGTTTAATCCGTGAGAGAAATGCATGTTTGGCTAGCTTCTTAAGTCCGTATCCAGCTAGAATAGTACCGCCAATAACTTCCGGAGCGAGCTCAACTCGTTTACCTCGCCAACTTCGTTCACCGAATTGATCTCTTGTAGTTTTGCCATACAGCCGAGCAGCCTTCTGGGTTGCTAAACCGATACCAGCACCAGCCAAAGTAGATTTAATTAATTTGGATGGTTTTCTTGCTGCCAGGGCACCGATACCAGCTCCGATTAATGTCGTGTGCCCATACAATCGGTCGGCTCGATCGATATCTCGTTCATGAATCTGCTTCATGTATCGATCACGAGCCACTATTTGGCGCTGACTCTGGAATTGAGTTAATTGCGATTCAGGAAGTAAGCCCTTCTGTTCAGCTTCCATTTCTTCTCGCTTTCTACGTTTGTTCTTTCTATGAGTGTATATCTTCTCGTATATCAATGGCAATGCAGCAACTCCACCGGCAACCGCCAGATCAGACTTAAGCCCAAACTGGATCAGTCTTTGCCTGGATGACATTTGTTGTTTCCTTCTTTTTTTCAGTTGTGCCAGAGTGAGTCCGACCAGGCCAGTCGCCGCACCTCCAACAAGACCGCCCACGGCGATTTTACGACCTATGCCGCTACCCTTAGGGGCAAACTTCTTAAAAAGAAGCTCACTGGCTGGATATGCTAATCCTCCTTCAATCGCTCCAATAGCAATGTCATGCGCTGTGTGATCCTGTGTTGTGCCAGCCAACTGAGCACGGACTTTATCCAGGGCACTGAACTGCACGTTTTGCCGACGGCCGTTATGCGGAGTAATGCCAATAGTTATGGTAGCGCGTTGCTCTCTGGGTTCTCTTGGTTTGGGTTGTCGAGGTTTATAGAGATTGAGGATCTCCCTGGCTTCATGCCGTTGATGCGCCCGTTTGTCGTAACGACCCAATGCATATCCACCAACTGCACCACCAGCTAAAGTTCCGGCAGCGATCAATTTGAGTCTGCCGGCACGCCTGGCGCTCTCCTGCCCCAATCTTTCAGTCAGCTCACCAGTCTGCCTTTCGTAGGTTGATTTTGCAGCAGTAACCCCTTCTTCACGTCCGAGTGTGTGACCCTTTTTGAATGCTTCCCCATGCTTAGCTGCATGTTCTGCACCAAGCTTTTCGGCCTGAGCTTTTAATGCTTCTTCTCCAAGATGTTCCCTGGTTTTTGCTTGCTCCCGTAGAGTTTTTATCACTCCAAGGTTCTTTGTATGGGTTTCTTGTAACGCTCGAAGCGCCCTCATGTCCATCGGCTTAATATCCTGGACTTTGCTACCACCAGCAGCCCTGATAAATTTCGTCCATTTCTGTCGAGCTATTTGAAATGTGGAAAATGGTTTAGCCTTTTTCCCAGCGAGTTTTTCGCTCTCAAGCCAGGTTCCAGGAATAGCTGTGGTGGATTTCGACACACCTGTTTTCCCAGCCTGTCTGAAAACTTCCAAAGCTTCTTGCGCTTCACGCGGAATTGGAAACTTGGCAAACTGGATCTCTTTTAAGCGTGATTTCATCTGCTGTGTTCGGCTGCGTTTGCGAGCTGCATGAATAGCCAAAGCGCCGCCGGCCAGTACTCCAGCGGCCCCGATACCAATCCCGAGTTTCCCAAGATGAGGGAAACCGGTTGCAGCTTCTGCTATCGGAGTTGTGAAAATCTTTCGTTCTTTCAAAATCTTCTGCTTAACCCCACTAAGTCCTGCAAACTTGCTGCGCTCGTACGTTGTATCCATGTGCCGCTTCAATTTCCGGATACGTCCAGGCGTAATTGGTTTGGTGGTTCTGCTGCCTTTTTGTAAAATATCCTGAATGCTGCTGACGCTAACCTCAGATAGCGGTGTGCCGCCATATTCATATGGTTTATCAGTGATTAATCCCATAGCTCCACGAGCCTGGGTTTTAATGTCTTCCGGACTTTTCCGAATCAGGAAATGCTGATGGATTTGTTTTTGGACTTCATGCTCTTCCTCTGGAGAGGCAGCAGATTTGAGTTGCTTATGTAATTTAGAAAGTTTGGATTGCCAATCTCCCTGGTGTTCTTCAGCTATTTGGGTCATTCCTCTTGTGGCGATCCGGCTTAAACGTTCACCGGCATGAGTCCTGGCGGCCGTGGATGCCTCTTGTCGTTGTTTGGCGAGGCCCGATAGCCGCTTCTTGTATTCAACCATCCGTTCAGGATGAGCTCTGGCAGATTCAAGGCTGGCATTTTTGGCTCTGATTATAGCCAGGCTTTCCCTTGCTTCCCCTGCCATGTAATCACGATGTAGCTTCATCTGACCCTGAATATGCTGCACTGTCTTTGAGCGTAATTCTCTGGGTCCAACCCTTTCTCCAGCATATTGCTCCTGAACTTCTTGCCTATGTCTCCCCCACACTTCACTTGTGGGAATTTTCTCTATCTCCGATTGGGCTCGAACGTACTTCTTCCAATTCATCCGCTGCCGCTCGTAGACAGGAACGTCTTTAAATGTCTCGCCGGGCTTTATATCGGCTTCTTTAACCGTAGCCCACTGTTTACCCTTGGGGGCGGAATATGGTTGAGCTTGCCCAGCAGCGAGAGGCCTTAACGCCTTAAGACGGGTCGCAGGTTTACCGAGTGGTTCTCCAGCTACCGGTTCCTTGAACCCACCTTCTACCTTCTGCCATCGGACAGGACGCCCAATGGTGTAGACCTGTTCAGGGTCCATCTTTTGGGATACTGCTTCTTTAATCTTTCGACCGCTTACTGAAATGTTGTATTTGCTTTCCGGGGCATAAGCTGTGTGGCGTTCGCCGGCAGCGAATTTGATTTCGACGTTCAGCTTCCTGGCCAATCGCTTCAAAGCTGCAAGCGGGCGCACTTTACCTTCTGCGCGAGGCACTGATTCTGTGGTGTTGAACACGCCTCACCTAGGCATGTCAATCTGCCACCAAAAATGAAAAATAACGGGATGTTCCCAAAACGAGGCTAAAAGAAAAAAATAGTATAAGAAAATCCTCGATTCAGAATGTCTGGCGATACTGTGTATTTTTAATGGAGTACACCAATCGCTGGTCAGCAAACCAACGAGAGTCGCAGACTCCATTCTGCAAACATGAAAGATAAAATGAGAAAGATGAAAGGTAATAACAATAAAGAAAAGGGCGAAGGCCACAAAGCACGATTTGCTGTTGTGGGGACATTCACAACCGTGATAGATGGAGAGAAATCCGAATTCAATCTGAATTGGGATGTTACCCTTTCCATGGAAAACCTCGATTACGCCGTACGCGATATCGCGGGCAGCATTGCGCAAGTTGCCGGCAAGATCGCCAAGGATGGGATCAAGGGTGACGACGGCGTCAGGCAAAAGGTAGCGGTTAGCTAAACAACAAACCCCGCTGGCAGACCGGGTAATGTCTGCCAAACTTAAACCTGAAAACTGAAAGGAAAAAACCATGACTGAAACAGCAAGGAAAAACAGAAGACTAAAACGAATCAAAACAACACCGTACCCAACGGAACATTTCGCAATTCGAGACTCGGCAGATCCCGATCCAACTCCAGCTCAGCAAATGATGGATCGAGACGACGATTATCAATATCGAAATGGCGCTTGGATCAACGATGTAAGTGACCGTTACGGAAGAACGTGTGACGAATTCTAACCTGAAAGAAAAACATGGAAACTGAAACAAATAAGTATCACAAACAATTGAGCGATAAGAAATTACCGCTCACTGCAGAGGAGCTTCTTCATATCATGCGTCCAGAGGTAGAAGAGATTCTACAAAGGCATGGATGGACAGAACCTCCCAGCCAATCACATCGGGCAGTCAAAGCTATAACCGAATGGGAGAATCCGCTCGGGAAGGATATGGCAGTGCTCCTGGATTTCCTGAAAGTGCATCGCACAGTTTGGATACTGGAAGGGAAACCAATATGAACATACAGAACATAGAGGACATAATAAAACAAGCATTCAAGATTGAACAGGATAAGAAGTTGAGGTACCCGGCCGGTACAATTATCGCTCATCAAAGCGATCGTATGGCTTACGAGCTACTTCGTTATGAAGGTGATGAAGCGGTGGTGAGTCACAATAATATTGAGAAACGGTTCCCGGCACAAGAGATCGTAAACATAAACACCGTGAAGGATATCGTTTGCGAGATCTATACCTGCGGAAGTTATGCCCCTGATAGGCACATCATGGTCAAACTATAGGTTATATGCCATCACTGGAAATGCACTGCCAGGACTGCGTAGAAAAGCTTGGCGAACCGTTCACATACGTCCATCAGTGGCTGGATCAGCTCTGGCCAGTCCTTGGACCGCAACATCGTGCCGTTCGGCACAATGATACAGGCGTAGATTACATCCGGCTAAAATGGGGCGACAGGGCAGCCCAGGCGGCCGTGTTACACATCAAACTAGACGAGGATTTCGTCTACCAAAACGGTATTTGGGTTAGGGCCAAAATGGACGCATTTTGATCATACCCTTACCTAGCGTAGAGGGTCCGGAAAAGGGTTAATATTACCCCTTTTCCGGACTACGCTAAACCAATAAAAACAACCACAAACAATATGGAAACAATCACAGAAGGATTCAAAAAATTCATGAAGGAGGTCTGGCCAGCAATAAGTGCAGAATCTCGACAATATAAGGTGTGCAGAAACGTGTTTTTTGCCAGTGTGCTATGGACATTGGGGACATTAAGCGAGTCGATTAAATCCGGTGAGAAACAACCAGTAGATGTATTACGGAAACAGCTCGAAGACTTTCTAAAACAATTAGACGCAGAGAAAGCGATCCGTGAAGACATACTCAAAGCATGGATGGGGGAATAATGGTAGAAATCAAAATCACCATTACCGAGGAGTCAGACGGCTGTATTCAAACTCACGTGAGTGCACATAGTATCGGCACACTCAGGGAAAGCATGATGGGGCAGGCAATGGCTAGAACCTGTGCTCATGTCGCTGAATGGATTGCGAAAAGAGTAGGTCAACCGGAGGGAGTTATCGTGGAGGACAAAATAGAAATCATTCCACTGGAGGACAAGAAATAAATGCCACTAATAATAGCAAAACCTAATCGTGGCCGCAGGGATATAATGATTATCCTTGGGCCAGAAAATGTAGAGCGTATGCAGCAAAAAGATCCGTTCGAACTAATAGTTCCGCAATTGCCATTCGATGAACCAATTGGGACTATTAGAGTCAGTATTGCTACCGAGGATGAACTTAAAGAATTCGAACAGCTCGGTAAACAAGGCAAGACCGACGAGGCCATAGAGAAGGCTACTGCTGGATGGAAATTCCGGCCAGAATTAGGGGACCACGATCGTGGACCTGAAATTTTATTCAGGAAAGACAAAAACCAACAACAATGAAAACAAAACTACCAAAAAGAATAAAAGTGAAGTTCACAGAAGAAGACCGGATCAGTGCGGGAAGATACACTGATTCAGCAAACTGTCTGATGGCCACCGCTCTAAAGCGCATGGGATATAATACTAACCGAAAGATTGGTGTATATCCAGGCATCGTCCATATCGGACCAGGCAGGTACAGGGGCGAGGTCTATGCCCACACAGTGAAACGAAACGATATGGACTCAAAGCCGTACTACGAGGAATCCGTAGTCGGCACAACCATCACACTGACTCGTGAACACGCCAGACGATAAGCTCAAGGATCGTATCGGTAAATGCCGGTGCGGTCATTCCGGGGATGCCTCGCCTAGTGATCATGTGGATCTGACCACTCTGGGGTTCGTCCAGCGAGGTCATGGGCATTGCACCAAATGCACATGTAAACAATTCACGTGGGTGGGACTTATGGAGAAGTAAGGAGGTGATACCACATGTTCGGAATACCCATCAATCCGACACATAGGTAATGCCGAGCTTAAGTTCAATCCTGAAAGCTCGGCACTTCATAAACCCGCTTGCTTCCATCAGGATATGTAATCAATCCCTCACCATTGCTGCGGGTAAGGGTGGTCCAGGTCATTTGGACCAATGGATGCCAGTGGCGCTGTTCCCAGAAGAACTTCTGCCTGTCAGGCGAGAGGGTTTCGAGTTTGCTGAGGTTTTTAAGGTATTGCTCGGTGAACGAGACGATACTCATTTACGTGCTGGTTTCTTCTTAGATACGGATTTCGATTTTGCTCCGGACGGCCGGCTGCCGTTTCCTGGTGCTGCTGGTTTGGGATGTAGGGCTTTGATGATTCCGAGATCTGGTTCTGGGACCATTTGTTCGGCCATGGCTTCAGGGATTCCGAACACTTTCTTTAATGTATTCTTAGCGCTGTCTGGGTCAAGTTTACCATCACCGACAGCCTTCAAGATATCGACAAGTTGCTTCACGCCCTTGTCACCGATTGCTTCAATTGTCCCGGGTTTCGGTGGTGGCACTGGTCCTGTGACCATTGCAGCCTTCTGTGTGGTGATGTCCGGATACAGCATTCTGGCGAATACCTCCACCGGTACGTCGGTCTCCGCTCCGATCTGAATTGCTTCATTGGCAGTGGTTGCATTGGAAAGGAACACCTCACGTGGGCTCTTGCCGTATTTCCCGGTTATGTCACTGACTGGAATAAGCCCGGCGCTTACGGCTGCGATATCGGCATCCATCTCATAACCCACATCGGTTTGGATGGATAGACCGAAATGCCATTCGCATTTTCTCCAAAGAGGATGCGGAGGAAGGACACCCAGAGCAATGCCTTGAGCGATTACCTTTTGGCGGATACGGTTTAACACCTTATGCTCAAGTAGCTGCTGCCAGTATTCGATCCTCCGCAAAGCTTGCTGAACTTCAATACGGGCAGTCACTCCACCCAGGGTTGCTAGATCCCATAGGAACCCAAATGGTAAATCCAATGACACTGCCATTTTACGAATCAGGATTTGGACAAACTCCATGAATGCACCACTGGGACGAGCAGGCGGAGCAAGCATGTTGAAGACTTCGCCTTCTGCCATCCTCATGATCTTTCCCCATTCGGCCGGTTGGGTTGGTGTTCCATCTGCAGTCTTGTCCTTCCAAGCAGTAGCACCTTGGTTAGCAAATGGATCTTTGATCCCAATCAGTGCGGCCCATTGACTCTGGGTTTTGCCGGCAATCTTTTCCGATTCAATCCATTCCCTGATGTCCCTTGCGTCATTTAGTAAGCGGAGTAGTTTGGTTCGTCCGCGATATTCATCAGGGCGTTCAGGATCATGAAGGTGGATAAATGAACCAAACTCAATCTCTTGAGGCTTCAAGTACTGATTCGTTCGAGTTCTTTGAAAAATTCTATAGAACTGAATTCGACCGGTTTCTGGATCGAGCCCTACGCCTCCCACGTAATTCTCCTGAACGAGCTGCTCTAACGGTGATCCTATGCGATCTGCTTCAACAGCTTGTACACAAAACTCGCCAGTTGGAGAAAGCTCAGGAGCAATTTCAATCCAGCCATGATCCCCATCAATCAGGAAGCCCATAAATCCCATCTGGACCATCTTGAGCCATCGGCTGCGACCACTGAGATCGCAACGAACTGAACCATCGTCATTGGGTTCATCTCCGCACCATCCGTGATAGAATGAATCGTATGCGTCGTCTATTTGCTCATCTCCAGTAAGAGATCGTGAATGGATCTTACCGCATACATACAGGGCGATCCTGGCCATCATTCCGCCAATGAATTCGAACTTTACCAGATCCCTGGCATCCCACATCGCTTTGAGACGGTCGCGGTTACTGCGCCAGGTTTCAGCAGATGCCTGAGCGAATAAACCGCCACTACCGCTTCGGCGTTCAGGGTTATCGTTGTATCCGTATGAGAATTGATGCTCGATCGTTCGAGCTTTCATCCGGACCAGTTTCTGGACTGGATCAAAGAATCCAATGACCTTGTCCCAGGCAGTAAGGCGTTGATCTGGCCTTTTGCCGTCCTCTAATTTCTTCAGATCCATTAGTAGGTCAGCTGGTCAGTAGTTCCTGCAGGTTGCCCTTGCTGAATACCTGCACCCTGACTAAAGTCAGTCAAAATTGTTCCCTCGTATGGAGTAGTGCGTTCATTGAGAACAAATACTACAGCGCTTAATTGCGAGGAAAGCTCCCGCAGATCGCGGGTGTATGATTTTCCGCCAACCGTCTGGCTGGTGAATGTTCCGAGCGCAAGAATAGATGCCTTGAGCTTATCACGCAAAGCTTGCAATTCTTCCGTCGTGTAGCTACGAAAGACAAGAAGCCAATTACCATCCGCCATTTAAATTTACCAAAATGTCAACGAAACAGAAAGGATACCAACCATGAAGATAAAGCAGTTCTGGGCGAAGATTCGGTCAGTGCTGCGCAGAAAGCAGAAGAAGGAGCGAATCGGTATGAGATTTCCTCTCGATCGATTCCTCAAACTGAAAACAGACAGAGAAACCAGACAGAGAAAGTGAATAAACAAACCAACTGAAAGGAAATACACAATGTTAAAATGCGCATATTGCATCGTAACAGCAAAAAATGAGGCCGGATTGTCCGCTCACGTAAGGAGAGTTCATCCTGGCCGATGGAGAAAAACCCTGAAGGATTCATTACCTCCGGGGTTCAACATGGGAACCCCAGAACGTATAGTCCCGGCAGTAGCCAAAAGGGGACACAAGAAACAACCAATCAAGTCGGATTGTCCGTGGTGTAAATTCACCTCGACTCATCCGCCGGCATTAGCCAGGCATATTAAGGGCGAACATTTCCAAAGATGGAAAGGTACGCTCCGTGCAAGTCTGGGGCATAAAGTCACAGAGGATGATAAAGCTGCAGAGATCAAACGTGCCAAACAAAGGGTGTATAACGCCAATATGAGAGCACGGTATGTCGCGCAGGGGTTAACTGCAACCGGTAAACCACGAAAGCGTGCTCGCAAAAAGGCGTATGTCCCCAAACAACCCGATGTCTCTGAGAGAATTCCCGTAAGGGAACTTCCATTGAAATGCCCTATATGCAAACAGTCTTACTCGACCAGGTCGATCCTTGGACAACATACCAGGGGCATACATCACATGTCATTATTCGACCTGCCACCGTATAAACCACTTCCCGGTAAGGTTAGTGCCGAGCAGGTCGAGTCGCAATTCGATCGTGGTGAAGAAGTTCTTCATCACTTCGACGTAGAGAAAGCCGAAGTAGAGTGGCCAGATGATAAAGTGGTTATTACCATCCAGAATGGCACGACCACACTGGCCGGCAAAAACATGGCAGCCATAAGGGAGGCCATGGAAAAACTGGAGAAATAAAATGGCAAAAAGAAAAAAGTACAAAAGAAAAGCAGGAGGTAGCGCACTCAATGGTCTTCAGGAAGTCTTCCCGAAGGTAATGGAAATCGTCGATGCTGACGAACCATTACTTACGGAAGTGACTAACGGGGACGTACGACGGGGAGAGCAAAAAGATCATCGCATCTGCCCGTTGGCCGTTTCGTGTAAGAGGACCACCCATGCAGATGGCATATGGATTGGCCTATCACGGGCCTACGTCATTAATGGTTCCACTGCTACGAGATACAGGATTACACAAGGGACAAGGGGTGAAATCGTATCCTTCGATAAGGGAGCCAGGTTTGAGGTGGGATTCTATATGCTGAGTGTGCCAAATAAGGCGTCCGGTCGTGGTGGTAGGATACCTGAAACCCGTACCGGTCCCAAGAAGAAAGCCCACAGGCAGTTCAGACACTGGACAACAGGAGTACGAACCGTCTTAGGAAAATACATCCCGCCTCAAGTATTCAAATGACGTTCGCGGTTCAACTCACCATGTTCCAGCATGGTGTAGTCCGCTTGGTCACAGTCCCAGACTATGAACTGAACGGCGTATTGAGCCATGACCTGGAAAAAATCTTCTACTACGGTCAAAATATTGTGCAGCCTAATGATAAACGGGTTTCGGTTAGCATGGGCGACATTATTTGGAAAGACGGTAGGAGATTTCTGATCATGGCTGAAGGATTCGAGGAGATGGGTCCCAAGGACAAGTTACCTGGGACCTTCCCATCTCTTTTACGAAAAGTATTAACAATTAAACCATCTTACAATGAGAAAAACCAAACGCAGGAAACAACCCATAGTAGCTAAAATAAAAAGGAAACCAAAAATGAGTGAAGAAACAGAGACAAAAGACAAGAAGCTCAAAGAGCCCGAATTCGTCGTCATGCGCGACGGCAAACTATTACTGAAAGCCTCTGGCTGGAAGAAAACCCACGAAGGCTTAACCAACGCAGAGCAGCAGGAAGAAACCATAGTGGGTCTTCAGTATGATTTCACTGGCTATCCACTGGATGCGTATGTGGCTATCAACAGAGCCCTGGATGAAATCTTCGGTTACACCGAGGCGCTCAGAGAGGGATTCTGGGGAGAGAGACCACCGACTCGGATCAGTGTTAAGACTGGTCTCAAGACCGAGATGCAGGTGTATGCCGGGAAACTGGCACCGCCGGCATGGGAAGGGGGATACATCCAGATGATCGTTAAATCCGATAACCCGATGTCTCTTCTGTTGTATGGACAACTCAAGCGTAAGTTTGAGCCGTCCATCAATAAGGTAGTGGATCGAGCCAAAGAGCTTATACAGACAGAGAGCATCTATCGCGGAAGGGCGGTAGAACTTGATTTGTCTTATACTCTTCTGATGAGAGCGGGGGTGGTCCAATTCGATCCTGTAAAACATGCTCCCAAGTTCATCGATGTGAGCAAGCCACCATTACTTATCTTGCCCAGAGATGTACAGAACCGGATCGATATGCATATCTGGGCTCCGATCCGGAATCCGGATGACTTCCGTGTAAATAGGATCGCAGTGAAAGGGGGATCAGTGCTTAGCGGCCCGCCAGGGACAGGTAAAACCCTCACGGCGTTGCATACTGGCACTATAGCAGTGCAATCAGGCTGGAGTTACTTCAAACTGTTAACTCCAGATTTCTTCGTGCAGGCTTACGAGCTGGCTCAGTTCTATGCTCCGTCGGTTCTGGTTGTGGAAGACGTGGAGAAAATCTTCGGTGGCCCTAGGACTCCGGAGATGGACATGATCCTGGATAGATTGGATGGCATCGCCAGCAAGGGTTCCGAGGTGTTCACAATGTGCACAACTAACTATCCGGAGCAGATCAATCAGGCGGTTCGCAGGTCAGGCCGAATCGGGCACCACATCCAGTTCAGAGCGATGGATGGAGAAGCTGCCGGTCGATTCATTAACACCATCGCCGGGGACTTCCTGCATCCGGATGTGGATCTGGAGCAGGTTGGCCCATCATTCGACGGTTTAGTGGCATCAGATGTCACTGAAGGTGTCAGCCATGCCAAGAAAATAGCGATCGCTGCATGCGGAAGGGAGATCAAGAAGAAGGTCACCGCCCAAATGCTGATCGATGGCGGAGAGATAGTGCGACGAGATAAAGGGCTGTACGCTGGCCCGAAAATCACCCAGTCAGAGCTCAACCTTCGTATTGTCCAGGCTGCATTCCATGTCCAGATGGGTCGTGAAATCCCAGTGGAACTCTGGCAGGCCGCTGCAGAATACGCTCGCACAGGAGAGAATCAGCCCGGGAAAGAGAAGCCGGCAAAAGGTCAGGAGGTTGAGGCTCTCACCGAGGGCAGCGAGGAGTAAGGCTGGTTGATATCATGGGCAATCAAGGGCAGATTGCCTACACTGAAAGGGTAAACTATGAAGCATGAAGTAAAGCTAAATGTCAGCGGTGACAGAGCGATCGCTTTCATGGGAGAGGATATTATCAATGACACCACAAAAGACACCAATAAAGCCACCGGCACACGTTGGCATAGACTTCAGGTCTATATAACAGATGTTATTGATCCGGTTACCAGAAAGGTCATCACACCAGATGGTCTTTACATGATTGGGGTTGGATTCATCACCTGCTGGAAGAAAACAGAACGAGACAAGTATTGGGTAGAAGAAGTTTCCAGGGGAACGGTAGCAGCTGATAATGCACGTGAAGTAGTACAGGCATTCCAGAAACATATTCCACCGGGACCTGAACCATCTGATACACCAGAAGAAGCAAAAGCGAAACAGGAAGTTATAGACGCGTACCTTGATCTGGTTACTTGGATAGGAAACGAACTTCAAACAGACGCAAGGGAAAAGCAAAATGAACCTCCGGGTGAATGGTCACCTGGAAACAAGACCAGTCTGCGCCCTGCCTAATACTGGGTTTCTTAACTTACGCTCCATGCAGTGATCTTAGTATTGCTGCATGGAGCGTATTCATCTTTGGAGGACATTTATTATGGAAAACGAGGACGCCGGGGCCAAACCCGGTAAACACATCCCACCGAAAAAACCAGGTGGTCAGATTGTAAGGATAAAACGCATGGTAAAGAAACAACCCAAACGAAAGGAAAATAATGGCAATGGTGAAGTAATCATACAGCTACTTTCCGCCATTGCCCCGTTAGTCTTCAACTTGGTTCACAAGTTCATACAAATGAGACAGAAAAAACAACATAAGCGGAAGGGAAAATAAAAAATGAATACAATGCAATTAGTCGAAAAGATACCGATCGATCAGACGGCTCGTGCAACTCCGCAGGTTAAAAAATACCTACTGGATAGGGTGCGCGAGATCCGTAACAACCGAAACACGATTGAACAGGAAGCCAGACGACAGAAAAAGGACGAGATCCTCGACGCTTACAAAAAGAGCGTGGGGTATGACAAAATCGAATCCAGGCTGAAGAAGATACGGGCCGAGGAAGAGGAATTGAAAATTAAATCCCTGGAGCTTGGGATGAACCCATCTACTGGATGTCTCCTTGATATCTATGAGTCCAATGACAGGGTCTATGTCGACGGCAAATGGATCAAGGTCACTACCGAAATGAGAGAAAAGATCACACGGGTAGTTGAACTATTGAAGGCAGTAGAGAAATCGGTGGGCACATTCTCTCCAATGGACATCCTGGAAACACGGATGATGCTGGCATCAACAGTCGGTGAGGCGATGGCCATAGTCAATGCCGTCGCGGATAAAGACGTGTTCAAGATCGACCTTGGGCAATTACAGCTGGAAGACAAACAAGGCGATAAAAATAAGAAATGACATTACGCGGTTAACAATATCATCCACCGGTATGGAATCCAGTGCTACGCATTTTAGTGCCTTGGCGCATGGCATCCCTGCCGGAAAATGATTTGGATGATCAGCATGAAAGAAACATGGCGCACAAGCAGCAACGCCGTCAAAAGCGTAAGCCAGAGAAGTGGTCAGTCGTAGTCGAGAAGGAAAAGGCCCATATAAGCCGATACAGGGAACATTCAAAGCAGAACACAGGTGAACCAAAGCGGAATCCGGCGAAACGCAAACATCGCACGTTGAAACTAGTGCGGCGGATTGACGGAAACTTAATTTATGACCCATCAAGTTTATGAGATTTGGGACCTCTTGTGTTAGTTCGATTTGACCAGGTTGGCCAATCAGGAACACCTGCGCTTTCTTGGCTAATGCCAACATTACCGCATCTGTCTTTGGATACGATCGGTATAATCCTGAAGCCAGGAACTGGATACCAACCCTTGGTAGATCCGTCAGTGGATATGTATCCCAAGCCCATTCCTTCTCTTCTGGCGTGACCCGATAATCGGGTTTTAAGTCTGTGAGGGTGATCCCGGCCCGGTGAGCAAACAACTGAGGCATACTCAGTTCTCGTGCTCTGGGATCACCCTCGACAGTGTCCTCAAATGCAATCAGGCTGTCGATCCTGGTCTGTTTATCATAAGGGATCGGCATCTTCTCAACAATTACCCCCAGACCATCAAACACATCATCATACTGCTCTCCGCAAGAGACATGAATCCAGATCTCGGGCCAGCGTTTCTTGAGCTCGCGGATGAGCGGTGTGAGCATGAGTAAATCACCAAACCCACCACCTCGCATCAGCCAGACATCCTTATTGTTCCAATCTTCAGATGGATCGAATTCATCAAACTCTATCGAATAGCTTTTAAGAAGCATCCGTAAAGCCCAGGTCTTGCCATCTATCTGAACTGGACAACGAGAGAGCAGCATCTGGCCAGTGAAAGCGTTGGTAGTGATGTATTCCTTTCCTGGCTCCAGTGATCGGCCGTTTAGTACAGGAACGGGAGCATCCAGGCCTTCAGGAATTTGTAGAATCTGCACGTGAGTAAAGATGCGTCTCGGTAGTCGGTCCTGTTGAAAACCTCAGCTTGTAATTGTGATCTTTAAGCCAGTTGAGGATTTCATCTTTGTATGGGTTGCCTTCCCAGATCTCGATGGTCAATAATTCCGGAACACTACGCATCTTGGAAAGAACGGCCCATTCCATACCTTCGCAATCCAGCGCCAGGACATCGATTTCCCCATCGTCGACTTCATCAAAGGTAACCACTGGAACTGTATACCTGGCCATTGGAATTCTGTCCCTGGTTGGAGCCCAGGTTCCCTCAAGATACGATGAGCCATTGTTATCCAGTAGGACCTGGCTTCCTTTTGTGAAGTCTATCGCATAAGGAAGGATAGGGACATTAAACTGAGAATTGGCAGTAGCAGCCAGTTTAGGATGCGGCTCTATCAGAAGCATATGCCGGCATTTACCAATAAAGCCCCCAGCTACACTAATTTCCAATGGACCTACCGCGCATTCACAGAATGTCCTGCACGGGAGTAATCCCATTCGGTCAGCAATCCATGATAAATCGATTTTCCAAATCATGTGAATTTTCCATGCTTTTGAATCATATTGTCCAGCATTGATTGCAATTCGGGATGGAACGCATACCCGAATCTGTCCGGACCCACGTCATAACAGGACAACTTTCCATTTCGATGCTCTGCTGGTACGAATTGGATGAATTCTTTCTGCAATATTACGATTGCGTCGGCCCATCCACATAGCATGCTAATCGTGTCCGGGGTATTAGATTGAACGCCGCAGGCCAATGCCTCGTGATTATATTTGTAGGTCAGTATGTATTTCAATCCAACTGATCTCACCTGCCCTCCCTGGCAGATTGTTAATACCTTCATAGATAGGTAATTTCTACCAGTGTTTTCTCTTCGTTGAAGTGATCGACGTGCCGTTGCCTTACTTCAAACTCAATGGAGTAAGGGTCGTCATCAGGAATCAGACGCAAATGCTTTATTGCGTCGAGGAGGGCTTTTGAACCACCTCCAAGGTTGTCCGCGTCACGGGGTCTAACCGTGAAGGCTGTAAAGCACACATGAGCGCGTTCGTAGCCTTTCGCTTTTCCTTGTAGTGCCTTATCCAGTGGCGTCCCACGAACTCGTTCAGACTCGGGATTTTGTAATCCAGTGTAAGGGTTACTTTCAAGGAAGCTTTTGCTGGCACGGGGGAATAGCTTCTTTAATTCCTGTGGATCAGCCATGCTGCAGATGCCCTTGCTTGCTTAGCAAACTCGGTAGGATGATTGCACAACAAGAATAACCCATGATCCAGATCATCATCTGAATATTCATCGTTCATGTGATTTTTCATTCCGATTTCGCTTAATGTTTGTTTTGATTGTTCCCCATACTGGGCTACCGCCTGCCTCTTGCTGGGTATTACACCATCCCTTGCGGCAGATAACATACTAAGTGCTTCCCACATCTTCATTGGTTTGATAGTATCCTATGATTTGGTCGAGTACATGGTTTCTGACTGCTCTGATATGTCGGCATCGAAAGTGATCGTAATTTGCCTTAACTTTTTTCCAGTCCGGGTAACGTCGGAAGGTAAAATCCTCACAGTTGCAATTTCCAAGCCCTTTATTTGCAACGAGGTCAATTGAGTAATGAATGGCCGGGCGGCTCCTGGACTGGCACATATAATGACCTCTCCCGACTCTTGTAATCTTATGGCCACAAAGTGTTCTTTCTTTTACGTCAGGCGTAGTTTGCCTCCAGTTTGATGTTTGCTCCCTGTGACATGCCGGCGGCACGCACCAGGGTTTCGAATGCTTCAATGAAATTTGGGTCGGAGATGTGGAATTCCAGATATTTCTCGATCGTCAGACTGATCGTCATACTGGTTTCTCCGGTTTCACGTAATGAATACGAACCGTACGAACGTAATGTAGAGCCCAGCATCTCTGCAACAAAATTCTCAATCTTTTTTCGGTCCCAGGACTTCTCAAACTTCACCGGCACTGGCCGGCGGTTCCGGATCGGTTGATCCGGCTCCAGAAGGCGGACGGAATACGAGTATCCGCACAGGGTTAATCCCGCATACCAGAAAATAGTCTGGATTGCCCAGATTGTCCTCCCTAACTTTCCAATGAAACGCCCCTGATCGTGTGGGTCTACTGCCAGGAGAAATAAAGCAGAGTTTGGCAGGTGATTTATCTCGGGATTGGGCGTCTTCTTAGCAATAACCGAAACGATGTGCTCCAGCAATGAGCGTAACTGCAAATATTGCGCAGGTTCGCGCTCTTGTACTGCGATCATTTCGGTTCGGGTCGGTAACCAAACCTGAATGTCAATAACACTACAATGAAGAACTACATACCTATATGGCGAAAATTACCACGATCGATCAAGAAGGAATATGAGAAAGGTTCCACCATTTTTGATCTATCCGTGAAGTATAAAACGGACACGGCTTCGATGCGTACAGCCTTACACGCTTTCGGTACCAAAATGCGGCCGCCGGGAGGCAGGAGACCAGGTAAGGCCGGCAAACAGAGTAAAATAACAGACGACGATCTTCTCCTGATTTTGCGATGGGATAATGAGAATGTAAGCCACAGTGAAATAGCACGCAGGATCAGTGACAGAATCCACGGCAGTTTCTCGCGGGAAAGAGTTCGGCAAATCTGTGTCCAGGAGGGGCATGCTACGAGACGAGATCGGATTATTCCGAAGATAGAGCAGCTCAGGGCTCAGCGTCTTGTACGCCAACAAGCCAGGGATGATCGAATCCGGTCGATCTCTGATGCTTGGAAATCTGGTGCATCAATAGAAGAATTATCGGTGGCGATATTCGGTGAAAAAGTGAATGAGAATCGGTCCATCAGTAAGATTTCTATGTTTAGGAAGACTTATGGCGTGGAGTTATTTCCATACAGAAGACCGATCCATTGGTCCAGGGGAAATATGCGCCAACGGGTTAGGCGTATCCGTGAAATGAGCAGGGTGTGGAACGAGACCGGGGATTATCATGTCATACAAAGGCAGTTCCATTACAAAACCTACGGTTCAGCCGTTGCTGGAGTAAAAAGATATAGAGACATGTTTCCTCGCATGTTTCCTCACAAAGACGACATATTAAGACGAAAATTATCACAATGAAGAAGACGAAGAAGAAGAAACCACCATTACCAATGCACATAAGTTTCCGTAACCATAAAGGAGACACAATCCATATTCCGGCTAGTTCCACAATCGAGGATTTGCTCGGTATGGGTATCAAGGAAATCAGGCTGGAGAGAAAGGGATCTTTCCTGCCTGATGGCTGGTATAAGAACAATTTCCCCTCAGAACATAAAACAAACAAAACACATAGAAAGGCAAAATGAAGACAGATAACATAGTTGAATCATTGAAGAAATACGGACTCAGGGTCGAACCCTACAAGCGTCCACCGATCGGGGACGATGTGTTCGCCATGACGATCGTACCACGCCATCGAGAAGGTGTGGTTCTCATGAATCATGGCAATGCCAGGATTCGGGTCCACGGCAGCAAGAAACTCAGGCAAGCAACAATAAGTGTCCACGAAGGTGGAAGGAAAGTTACCAGGCAGTGTAAAGCCTTCTTTAGCACTTCCATACCTTTAACAAAGCCAAGTCCTGATACCATGGGGCGGCTCCTCAAGAGGGAATTCCGAGTCGTTATGCCCGCGAACTCGGAATGGAGTGTTACGGACGTGAAAGACGAACTGGTAATTGATAATCCAGGGTATAAGAAATGGCGTATCACAGGAAACGTGACCGCAGAGGTTAAGGAACCCACCACGAATCACTTCCTGATCGGTATGGATGAAACTCGCCACTTCATCTCTCCGATTTCCAGACATGCCAAATCGGTTCGTGGCGCACATCGGCTCCTGCGGACGAAAGGGGTACCATTTGGTGCACTCAGGCAAGGAGAATGGTTCTTCGTACCGTGTGATCCTGAAACCAGTAGGAGACTGGATACGATCGCTACTAAACAATCTGGTCGTATTCAAATCCGTCAGCTTGACTGGACAACACATGTGGCCAAATCCGCCATCGAGGCTTATGCGGACGACGCTGGATTGGAAGCTGGCTGGATCTACGTCCGTGGATATGTCACGGACAGACGCACCGGCCATCACAGGTCGCTCTTCCTGGAGAAATGGCACAAAGTGGTGAAGAACAAGGAAGCTGAAATCAAGGTCGCTTCCTTCCAAGAGGAAATAGCCCGTCGTCGGCAGCGGACATGGGACTAATCCTGTTCCTCCCAGAACAACTAAACAACGAACAACGAACAACAAACAACCAATGAAGAAATTGCCAAATACAATAACAGTGACAATACAGGAAATAGACCGGCAGTGCGCTGGGCACTTCCAGTACGGATCAGGTTGCCTTATCGCAACAGCACTGAAGAGAATGGGGTATAATCACGATACTCCTATTTCAGTCTGCCTGGACTACGTCGAGATCGGCGGGATACGATATAATCCCAACAAATCAATCGGGATACGTGCCCTGCATGCAATAAATGGTCGTGATCAGTCTAACATGCTAGCGGATGGAATCCACTACCGAGAGGGAGTGGTAGGAAAAGTCATTAAACTACAAAAGGAGGTGAAAGTATGAAGGTAACAATACCAGTAAAAAGAAAACACATCGATGGATGTCAAATGAGATCCGTTAATGATTGCGTTATGGCGCGTGCCATGACCGATGCATTACCGTTGGCAGCCGAGGTTACTGTTGGAGTATCAGCGGCCCATCTATGGGAGATGAATGGTCGGCTGGAAACTATCCGCCTTCCAGAGGAAGTAAGTGCGTTTATCCACAGGATGGTCTTAACCGTTCCTGAAGGCAGGTACGCGATCGAGGAGCGTAGCTTCGAAGTCGAGATTCCTGATCAGTTCTGCGCCAAAGAACCAGTCAGGATAGTCCAACCCAAACAGGAGGAAGAGCCAGTACCGGCTTAAAACATGAAAGTAACAATAAACGTGAGTAAGAAACATATCAGGGAAGGTGATCCACGATACAGTTCTTGCTGTATCGTTCAGAGGGCAATTAGGGATGCCATACCGTTGGCATTAGAAGTTGGTGTTTCAATAGACCACTACGCACTGAGATCTTTCGATGGCGTTTGGACCCGGCTCTATCTTCCAAGAGAGGTAGAGAAATTCATCTGGAGAACACTTGATTGCCATCTTCCATCAAGATTGAGATGGCTTGTATTAAGTCCATTCTCGTTTGAACTGGATGTGCCTGATGAGTTCGTAGCCAAAGAACCAGTCAGGCCCGCCAAACAGGAGGAGGTGCTTCAATGTGTTACATCGTAGCATCAGGACCTGGTGGAGCTGGGTATGACTTCCCGGTAGGGAAAATCCCTTACAAGTTCGCAAAGGGTAACTGGATGCAAGTAAACAAAGGAACTTACAAGCTTAAATGCTTACATCCAGATGGGAGATCGGATACCTATCTAGTGGGACCAGGTCAGAGAATAGTGGCTGACGAGGAGGCCACATTTGAGATCCTGGAGCGATATCCAGATGAGGTGCCTATGCCGCAACCTCAATCTTCTCCTCCGGAACCGAAATCAGTCCCAGCTGAATTGCCCGTATAACCTGGAATTCCTCGCAATCGAGCAAGTGGTCGTCCTGATGCAGTTCTTTCCAGATCTGCTCCCAGCGACCAGTACGCTTGCTCTGAACGGCCACCTTCATCCGGCTAGTCATATGTCTCTGGTATTTATCAGAGACATCGATCGAGATATGCCAGATTGGTGGTTGATGGAACCTGAGGGAAGAAATTAGGTCCATGGCACCGTTGACCGAAAACTTAATGTACCGGACCCGGTCAAGTGTCCTGGACTCCCAAGCCGTTCCCAAATGTGGATCTCGGAGTTGCACTGTCGAGAAAATCCTCTCGATCCGAGTCCCATTTGGGAAACGGTGCCAGAAACTTTTTGTATCACTGCCCCAGATTCCACGCCAGCCGTGCTCCAGGATAAGCCGGCCGGTCTGGTTCGGTCTGTGAGCAAGGTCGACCAGGACATTCTCTCCGTCGATCTTGTTCTCCTTTTGCAGTTGTTCCAGATGTTCGACAGATTCGACCTTATCTGCGAATAGCAACCAGCTTTCGCCATTAGGTCGCTCTTTGGAAGGGGCCATCCAACGCCGTACTACGGCCCAGAAATGGTTTTCTTGAACGTCTATGGTCAAGATAGCCACGGAAGCCTCCGGCACGTCCTGGAGGCGATATGGCTCTGGCCTGATGTCCTCCTGATCGAACATCCTTTCTGAATCCCATGTCTCAGCGAGCCATGAATTGATGAAATTCTGGCGTCCAGACAGGATTCCCTTGGCCTTGATCCATTGAGCGGCAATTGCACCCAGTGAGGTCTTCCGCCCAAGGATCGAATAGAGGCTTGAGAGGTGATATCCATAATCACCAGCCTCTGCCAGAGTGTTGGTGGCATTCCAGACTCCAGCGTTTATTATGGATGGACGCTCGAAATCCTGGATCTCGCCGCCACACTCCTGGCAGCGGTAATATGCTTGCTGGGATACCTTATTTAAATCCCACTCCCCGTCAGTTTTAGCCTCGACGTCACTTTCCCTCCACCACCGTAGTCCACATAATCCGTGGGCTTCGGTTTTAACCCTAAACTTGAGCGTAATGCTCTTAGAACACCTCGGACATGGAACCCAAAAATAACGTTGATCAGACTTCAGAAACGCAGGCCAAATCATCCGCTCCGCAGTCGTCGGAGTGGATGCTTTTACAACAAGCGGGAACGGAAACGTTTTTGTGCGTTCCTCGGCTAGATCCAAAGCAGCCGCTTCGTACTTTGACTGATCTCCGTATTTATCGCATTCGTCCATCACCAAGATTCCGCATGGAAATGAGGCTAAGTTTGCTGGACTGTTTGAACCGACGAATTTCAAAAACATCGTCAGAAAATGCTGCTCCATGAATGCGAACAGATGGCGATCGATCTCGTTCTTTGTAGTGCGGGGCAGTAGGCTCCGTGCATATTCACAGGCCTGAACAAATTTCATCCATCGGGCTTTACTGAAGGAATTAGCTAATTCCCGGTTTGGGAAAACCCACATCGTATCCTGGGCGTCCCGAACCAATCGGTAAAGCATACCAATGATGGTGAGAGTGGTTTTCGCGGACTGTGACGCGAAACAGAGGGTCAGACTCTTCGTCCGACGATCCCCGAAGCGTTCGAGGATCTCCCGACCATATGGAGTCATCTTTAGGTTTAGCCGGCCTCGTATGGCTCCGGTCGGGACCTCTACATTCTTTTCAGCCCAGCTGCATACGGATTCCTTAGTCGGCGGCTTTAAGATCCGGAACAGGAAACTCCGGAATAGCGCTTGTGTGTCAGGCATCAGGCAAATGCCTTCTGGGCATCCTCAATGATGGCTGCACATTCTTGCTCCAGGATATCCAGTGCCCAGGCTGGATCTGTAGGGTTGAGTTTAGCGCTTATGTTCTGAGGAAGAGCGTTAAGTCGTTGAAGGATAATCTCGTATCCCTTCCTGGCTTCAGCCTGGGCTTCGGTTAATGGGATCAGTACCTTCTGCCTCTCTTGTTCCTCACGGATCATGGATTCGGCTTTCACATTGGCTTCGACCGATCGTGTGTAAAGCGAAAGCCATGCACCGATCTTTTGTGCTTTCCCCTCAACCAATGCTTCTCGTAAAAGTCTCCAGGCTTGCCGAACAGCTTCTTTGGAACCGAGTAGCATATCATCCCCGATGTCCTCAAGGATATGACCATTTGGTCCTGTTTTGGCAGGTCGTGAATCATCACTGTAATCCCGGGAACCGGGTGGACCTGAATGACTCGAACGCTGTCGACGGGCTTCGCGCCACATCCTGGCGTGCTCCAGGGAATCTGTTGGGCAGCCCTTCTTTACCTGGGTGTGGACGTACTGAGGCGTGCAGCCCCAGTCACGAGCGATATCGGACTTCTTGACCATTCGGGTAGGTTCGGATACCAAGATAGTAAATTGTCAATACAACAACAAGAAAGGAAACTATGAAACCTGAAGCTCAACGAATAGCAATAGCCGAAGCGTGCGGATGGAAGCGCAGTATTGATGCTGATCTTCCAACCGGACAAATGTTGGCTGATTTCCTAGATGCTACATTTCCCGATTACCTGAACGACCTCAACGCCATGCATGAAGCAGAGAAGGTGCTAACCGAGGAACAAATAGAAACTTACTGCGTGCTACTGTTCGATGTAACTGGTGGTCCGGCCTGGAAAGTAATACTCTCCACATCCGCCCAACGGGCAGAAGCCTTCCTGCGAACCTTGGGTCTCTGGGTAGAAGAGACTACATAGGCGAAACAACGAGCTTCCCTGCTACTGCACCCAGGCGCAGGTCGCGTCCACATTTGTAATACAATAGTAAACTGCCGTTGTTTGGACCCGGACGCAATACATGTCGTCCGAGGCAATGTGGGCATGAAATCACATGTCCTACTTCAACAACGGGCTCCAGCTGTGGAAGTTCAAGAATGGTTTCCATGGCGGAACATTTACACAACAAACAAGAAAGGTAAAAATGAAATGAATAGAGAAAATCCGCCGGCATTTCCACGGCCGGCAAGTACATATGAAGTAAACAGGCTCATTGCCTGCCCACCACAGGACGGGATAACCATGCATGATCTCTGTGCTATTGCAGCACTACAGGGTATGTGCGCTAATCCAGAACATGATGCCAATTGGCCCGGCACGGCCTATATGGCTTTTAATGCAGCTGACGCCATGATGGATGAGAGAAACAAGAGAATTCACGAAAAACAAACCAGAAAGGAAAAACAAAATGAAAGTACTAGTACCAGGACATAAATATCAGTTGGACATGATGGAGGGCGGATATCTCATCGTCCAGTTCATCCAGAAAGAAGAGAAGGATGGGAAATTCGTAACCGTGCACAACGGCACGACCAATGAGGAAGTGCTGGAGATGCTGATCGATCGGATAATGTTTCTCGATCAGAAGTTGCCCAGTGAGAATAATATGAGGGCGCTGGAACGATTAATCACAGCTCTTCATTATTTACGGCAAAGAACGCAAGAGCGAAAAGAACGTGGGGTAGAAGGGACGCCAAAACCATGAAGTATCGACTCGTAAGGGAGGAGCACATCAACGGCAATGTTTACTGGCACACAGAGAGACAGATTCTCTGGATGTGGTGGATCGTTAGCTGGAGCTTGTCTGCTAGATACGAGACAGCTTATAAGACATTCAACGACCTGGTAGCCGGTAGGCTACCATCAAGAAAGATATTGGAGGTAAAAACAAGAAAGGATTAATATGGAAAACAAAACACCACAATGCACTTGTGACACTCATAAGACCTGCCAAATCCACAATCCGTTGACTGATAACATGCCATCGCAGACGACAGCTACGGAGGACGAAAAGTATCGCTCAAGCTGTGGATGCCTTGTAACCGATACAAAAGTGGAACTGTGCGGTCAACATTCCGGCAAGCCGCCAGCTACGGAGCAGGAGTGGACTGACGTTGATAACAAAATCGAAGCACTTTGCGAGAAAACCGACAAGGCGATGCCTCAATGGTTTCGTAAGAAACTAAAGGACATTTTCAACGCCGCACTCGTCGCCCAAAAGAAATACTATGAGACAGTGCGCTATCGGTCGCTCATTGAGCACGAAGCCAAGCTGGCAGATGAACTCGCAACCTTGCGTCAAGAACTCTACGAAACGAGAAAGGAAATCGCGTTTTGGGCAGGGGAAGGTCAATCGGATCGGCCTGAGATTATCGAGTGGAGAAAGTTAGCAGAAATCAAACGTCCAACCAAGGCTCAAATTAAACGAATGGGAGAGATTGCGAGACAAATTGAGGCTGAAGATATGGACTTGCCGGAGTTGCAAGCCGCGCTCTCCGCCGAGCGGGAAAAGGTTACGATTCTACTAGATCGTGCAGCTATAGTTGAACAGCAACTCGCCGCCGAGCGAGAGAATAGCACCGAAGCAAGAGCGCAACGCGATTGGTTGATAAAAGAGTGCGCTCGTATTGGCGTGACAGTCAACGTTGCAATCGGGGCTCCAAACACAGAAGCATACCGACTGGTCAACGAAGCGCGAAAGCCGCTGGTGGACTTGCTCGCAAGAGTGAAGCCGTTTATCCGAGCGCAATCACTCGATAAGATAGACCAAGCGAAGGCGATCATGCGAGAAGTCAACGACGCGCTGGCGAAGGTGAAGCCATGAAAAACGAACCACAGCGAAAGATATGCAGATGTGGACATCACCAACTGGCGCACACGTCCGGAACTCAATGTTGCCATGTCAGAAAGTGCTTTTGCACTAAGTTTCGACCCAAAAGTGGCGCGAAGTCTAATCTCGATGCGAAACTAAAGGAAAACAAATGAAAACAGAAACAAAAACCAAAAAAGAAGAAAAACCAAATAAACTAGAGAAACTGGTGCTCGATATCACGGCACCATTCAAAATGAATCAGGAGATCGAATTACAGCAATTAGCTGTATTCGTTGGCGCTAATAGCTCAGGCAAATCGTTCATGCTCAAAGTGGCTTATGCCCTGGGGGCTGTTGGCGTGATGCGGACTGCGCCTCCGAGTCCAAATAGTGCGGCTCAATTCGTATTCGATAACACGTTTACTGAGCAAAACTTCAATGGTGTGTTCAGATCTGTCTACACCAAGGGATACGTAATGGTAGAACTTAAGGACGGGAAGGTGATCAGTAGTGGAGTGGCCGGAGAAATCACACCTGTAACCTACATGTCGGCTGATATGCGTCTTTTCGACAATATGGTCACCTATCTGCGGTTACGCAAAAAAGCCAGCAAAGAACCATTGGAATTTATGAAGACGATGTTGGAAGCGTATCGGCTTTATAATTTCTCCTTCATGGAGTCGTTCCTGGTTCGATTGCCGTTAATCATCCCGGATTCAGCTAAAAGCTATCTGGACGGGTTTGACTTTCCGGACCAGATCGCTTCGATCGAGGTCGATAAAGACAAATGCGAATTCACGGCCGTGCTAAAGGATGGGAAAAAGAAGAATATCTCTACCTACGGCGCTGGGCACCAGGCGGTGCTCAGTATGCTTATTGGAGGATTGGGGGCATGACCCCTAGGGTTTACGGAGAGCCGGATTGGAGCGACAGGAATCCAGGCTGTCACACCCACGCCAGTGGATTTGGTTATGTACCTTGGCCTAATCCTGCAGACAAAGAAATCGATAAGATGTGGGCTGAGGAATTGGATCAAGCAAGAATTGCACTGCTCTCAGTATTAAAACAGAAAAAGGAGGAAACATGTTCACAGTCGAAATTAGAATCAATGGATCGCTGATAATCCATATCTACGGCCGTAATTACGGTAAATCGCCAAAAGGCGGATCTGAGTACGAATACGGGTATGAGTATTATTCCCCGGAACTTCATAAGGTCGTGAAGGGCATAATCCTGCATGACCGTGAAGCTGGCATTAATCCACTAATCGGCAAGATATTGGAGGATGCGAAGAAGAAGGAGGCAAAATGAGCGAACAATCTATTACCTGCCCGAAATGCGGGATGACGAGTCATCACCCACAAGATGTCCTGGAGAAATACTGTGGCAATTGCCATCAGTTCCACTCTGATATGCTGGATGAGGTTGATCCCGTGGTGATGATCCGCACGCAGTTCACTCAGTCAGGAAAAGTAGAGAAACATGAAATCAGGGCATCAGATATCAGAAAGGAGGCAAAATGAGCGAAATCATCTATTACAAGCCCGGTCCCAAGTTTGAACATATCTGCGTTGCGGATGCCGTCATTAATGGCCAGCTGGTAGCCATTCCCGCCCTAAAGATACCGGAAGTGGAGGGATTAACCCTGATCAAGGATCTGAATCAGAAAATCAAGATTGCACGGGAGGCATTGGAGTTTTACGCCGATCCTGAGAATTATCACGCAATCCTCATTCTGCCTGATAGGCCGAGTGGGGCGTTCGCTGATGATTTCTCAGATCACGGACACCCTGATTACGATAGGCAGATGCCCGGGAAGACAGCCCGTGAGGCATTGGAGAAATTAGCAAAACTTTAAACCTAACATTCTGAGGCATCTACGGACGCTTCAGCTACCCTACGGGAGGGAACCTCAACGCGCTGTGACGCAAAGAGATTCCTTCTCCACCACCAGGAAAAGGAGTCTCTTTATTAATATGAAGAACATAATCAAATGGTGCATAGCGCTATGCATTGGTTGGCCATTGGCCATGCTAATGCTGTGGTGTGAGAGGCGTGCATTACGTAAACAACAACGGGATATCAACTAGATATGAAGATTCAATACCAATACGAGTGCGGTGATAGAGTGCAATACCAGGTGCTTAGTGATCATTGGCATGTGGGCACTGTGACCTATGTGGCAGGCTACTATGTGGTCATTGATGATCATATAGTGAGGAATAGTGATGAGATTAAGCCAGTGGAGTAATAAAGAACAGGATATCAACTAGATATGACAACAATCGAATGCATCAAATTTGCATTAACCATATGGGGATGGGTGCACTATATCATGGCGGCGTGCTATATCTTCATGTGTCAGCCGTATGAGGGCATAGTGCTCATCTGTGTGGGCTTCATATGGATAATGCTTGGGGCACCATACTGTAAGCTCATTGATTGGGTATTTAGACGCATATGAATGCACCAATGCATAGCGAGCAAGGCGCAAGGGATTGGGCCTCGATAGTGTACGGCTGGACATTGCATGAGTGTAGTGGCGTTTGTCTCTCATCGCTTCCCCCATTGAGATCTGATCACATTGCTCTCAAGCTATGCAAATTCAGGATGAAGCCATATGCCCTATGCTATGGAGGGTGTGGAGGCCATGGCATTGGGTATGAGTGGCTTGGGATAAGACTAGAAATCGGTATTAATCAACAATGAACATCAAAATAGATGAGCGTGAGCTTGGAACCATACTGGCAGGACTTAGATTGTGGCAAGAATACCTGCAATCCAAAGAGTTCAGTCCTGACCATATGGATATCGCTACCAATATTGGAATGTTTGAGCCATTGAGTCCAGATGAGATCGATGAGCTCTGTGAAAGAATTAACCAATGAAACACGAAAACTACATCAAATTAGATCAATGCAAAAAGGGCTACCTGTATAGGATCGATAGTCGTAATCTCAGTATCGGTGCCTATGATGGTAAGGAGGGCTTTGTTGGGATCAGAGAGAAATTCGGTAATCGCTATTTGTTTACTGAATATCACTACGATCAAGGAGCGCCATTTGGCACAGTCTTTCCATTAGAGGAAATAGGCCCATTACCAGATAACCTTGTGATCTGTGATTGGCTTACTAATCCAGACACAGAAGATAAGCTATTAAAGAATACACCACTCTTTGATTATCTGGATGCATGGATGAAACAACACATCAAACAATGAAAGAACCAATATACGGCATGATGCATGATGGCGTGGTCTGTACATGCACAGAGTGTGCAGAGCGAAGTACTTTTTGGCATGCAAGGATAAGGCTATTAGTCGCGCTGCGCCATCTTATGAGGCGCATAGATCAAATGGAAAGCGGAGCATACATATGAAACAACAACGTGAATTCGTCCCAGTCTTATATTGTGATGCCATGCGATATTTCGACTGGGATAAGGAGCGTATCAAAAAGGAATATACGGGCAATGAACAACTGTTCATCACAGATGCACCAAATGGACGGCTGGATCTACTGTATCAAAAAACACCAACAACACTTGGATATTTAACCACAAAATGAAAGAACTAATAATAGCATCGCTATTTGAAACCCACCCAATACTAGCAGCGCTACTCTTGGGCGCATATGGAGCATTCTGCTTCATTATGGGTACGATAGCCAAGCGCAAATAAAAACTATGAAACCAAAACTAGACATATGGACAGTCTACGAGCGGCCTACAGATTACCCTGAAGGATTTGTAGTCAGGCTGTATGTAGTTTGTGATGGGCAATCAAACCCCACTGATACAGTGTTCTTTGGGCCAACCATTGAGAGCGTTCGTGAGCATATACCAAAGGGGCTTTACCGAATGGATCGATGTCCACTCGATGAGCCACAAATTGTGGAGGTATGGCTATGAAACAAGATCCAAATAAACAACAACATCACACATTTGGTAGTAGCGCTGCCGCTAAAAGGCTTAAGCAAGAAATAGATAATGGAGCAAACTACAGATCGGCAGTTCGAATCCTAAATAAAGGGCAGGCATATATCAATGTGCTGCTTAGCGCGTTTGTGGATAAGGAAGATGGACGATACTTTCTGCAACTACTGCACAAGGACATCTTAGCTAAGATAGACCAGACAGGGTCTGATGCCATTGTGAAAAGTTTATGCAGGAACGTATTTACTGCTAAGTACCGGTTGATGCTGAAACTCAATACGTTTAAACCATGAAAACAATAATAGCAGGCAGTAGAGACATCACTGATTACGATAAAGTGGGCACATTGCTCGATATCATCCATTTAACATGGAGGGAACGTGGCATGGAAATTAGTGAGGTGGTTAGTGGATGTGCACGTGGTGTCGATACACTGGGCGAGCGATGGGCTAATGAGCTCAAGATACCAATCAAGCAATTCCCTGCTGATTGGAAGAAATACGGGAGAGCGGCCGGACCTATACGCAATAAGCAAATGGCTGAGTATGCTGAGGCGCTTATTGCGATTAAGCACAAGGTCAGTGCCGGCACAGATGATATGATCAAACAGGCCAAGGCAAAGGGCTTAATGATCATTGTGCACATTATATGAAAGATGGCCTTTATCAGGTCACTACACCCTATCTATGTGCAGGGTTTGTGATTGAGAATGGCCGGGTAACGCAATGTGCACCGATACTGCGCAGGAGAATAGCGTATTGGATGACCATTGCTAAACCAGTAAATCAAACAACAACAGGAAAACAAACCAATGATAATCACAACTATGGCGGTATTGGTCCCCACGGCGATATTCGCCTTGGTGATCACAGTAGTAAACTATTACAACACATAAAAGAACAACATGAATAATGAAAAGACATTTGAAGAGAATGTTGCTGAATTACTAACCAAGGGAATTCAGCAATACAGGGAGTACCTAAAAACTGACGAGCATCCAATCAAGATCACACTGGAATTGCACCCATGGGAGGATGGCCTGCAGTGGACTATCCGTGGCCATATTCCGGACGGCTGTAAAACTAATCCATCGATGATCCTATTCACTCAATTCATCAAAGAACGAATCGTTGAAGCCTGTAAGCCACCACCGGGTCTTTTCCCAGAGCAAGTAGAAATAACACCAACAACAAGAAAGGAAACAGAAACATGAAATGAAGATAGGAGATAGAGTACAATTAATCAATGAAGACGCACTTAAGAAAATGGGTATTCACCCGTCCAAGTGCGGTCAGTATGGTAAAGTCATTGGTCAATCAATACCATACACATCCTGGTGTGTAAGATTAGATAACCTGGAGCAATGGTATGTGACAGAAGACTGTATCAGACTCATTGAAATGAAATCGGGAGATAAAATCATCCTCATTAACCAGGAACGGTTAAATGAAGTGAATTTGGGTAGATGGGAAGGAATGAGAGGAATGCTGGACATTCCCATGACTTCAGCCCAAATCGTTGCCTACTCACAAATGAGGGGTGAGAATGGATGGTGGGTGCAGATGGATGGTTGTCGCGGTTATGTCCCGATAAGCTGTATAAAGCTTGTAGAGCCAACGACCTGTTCGAATGAGCAGGATTTGCAATCAACAACAACAGTAACAACAATAAAACAGAAAGAACAAAACACAATGTTATACATAGTAAGAGTACTACGCAAGCCTTCAGTGAAGGCGCAAGAAGCAGGTGAAGTCGAGAGCATCCTAGTACCAGCCACGGAGATTGTGGCCAATGATGGATACGCTGCGGCATTCGCCGTCGGTGCGGCAAATACCGCCGCTATCAATGGTGTTAAATCACCGGAGCTTAAGGTCATCGTTAAGGAGATCGGCTAAGCCGGAAAAGGGGTAATATTAACCCTTTAATTTGACACAATATTTGGCAATACAGTCCAATCCTGTATTGCCAAACTAATTAAACCTGAACCATTTACAACCATTTTCAACATGAAGAACACACATTATCTAAAACCAAGATTTGGACAAGAAATCGCCAATAGGCAGAGCTCTAATCACAATGCCTATTGGACGGTATTTAAACGATGGCCCAATGAGATTAACTGGAAAATCGAAAACCCTAAATATCCGGAATACTTGGATGTCTGTTTAGAGGCTGAGGGTTTCACCGTGGAAGTACGAACGGTGACAAATCCAGGGGAAAAGATGGACAATCGGTATGAGGATCGTCATACCGATACCTTTATTAACAGGAAAAGGAAAGCATTCATCTCGCAAGCCAGTACCAACGATCTCATGAAACTCAATATGCTTTTCCCTGTAGATTCAATGGACTATGCCCTGAGGATGCATAGACGCATTAACGATGCGGTTGGAACCACTGGGCCTGTATCCGGACGCGTTAATCTACTATCAATGGAATGCGGTGATTTCCTATTGGTTGGCGTAGATATCCCCAAACCCGAGGTGGATCTCGCCCTCAATTACGGACACGCATTTATTGAAATAGATAAAGACATTAAGGATTTCATTAAGGGTAGGGAATCCGGTCTAGTACTATTGCATGGCATCAGTGGGTCTGGGAAGTCCACGTACATCTATCACCTGATTCACGACTGTCGGCACAAGATGATCTTTATCCCAAACAACATGATCGCATCAATGTCCAATCCTGACTTTATAGCGTTCATGTTGGAAAACGCCAAGGATTCAGTTCTCATTGTGGAGGATGCTGAAAAGGTTCTATTGAAGCGTGGAGGACCAGGGGATGCTGGCGTATCCACACTGCTTAATATTACCGATGGCATCCTTGGTAAGATTATCAGGTGCAAGGTCATTTGCACATTCAATATCGGGCGATCAGAGCTCGATGATGCATTGTTGCGCAAGGGCCGGCTACGCACGGAGCATGTGTTCGATAAACTTTCACCATGGGAGGCCAATAGATTATTGGAGCATCTTGGCAAGGAAAAGAGAACACACGAGCCCATGATACTGGCTGATATTTACAATGAAACAGGCGGTACCGAAATCACCACATCAACAGTAGGATTTAAACCATGAATAGGAGGAAAAAAGATGAAAAGTAAGAAATACATAAAACATCGCAGAAGTAAGTATGCCTTCCCGACTAAAATTATCAAAGCATCCAGAGGCTCTGGTGGTCAAAGAAAGGGTGGCGTCATTAAGGGGGCTGATAAAGCGCTTAAGGATATTGAACACACACTTGGACGTGAACTGGAAGTGCATCACACTGAGCACCGTATAGGTGAGTGGGTATTCGCGGAATTAAAGTCATGACATGAGGATGGGTCATTGGATTCTTGATGAAAACAGAATCCCAAGGCAGGTAGATCTTTATACCTGGGCTAAATGGATGGGGAAACTGGATCGCATTGTCCGCCAGGAATGGGTGGGCAATATCTGGATCTCAACTGTATTCCTGGGTCTGGATTACAACTTCAGTAATACTGGTCCACCCATTCTATGGGAGACCATGATGTTCAGTAACCGTAAGAATGTAGATCAAAACTATCAGACTAGATGTGCTGGCTCATGGGAGCAGGCTGAAGCCATGCACGAAACCGCAGTAAGGGAAGCCTGCAAAATCGAACAAATTAACTATCAACCATTAGAACAAAGACAATGAAAGGAATAATAATACCAAAATTACCACGAAACGAAATGCCTGAAGGATTTAATTGGCTCACTGTCCTCAAAGACTTAGCCGACGGAGCACCAATAGACCAACAGTCATATACTAATCTTTGCACGATGTCTGGAAACTGGCCTACGTGCGCATGTGGACAAGCATGCTCCGCTTTATTAAAACCGGATGGAGATTGTGAGCCACGTGATGGTGAACTCTTCTCTCTTGGATTGAAGTTCCATGGAAATATTGAATGCCGTCATTGGTCACAGGCTTTGAAGACATTCCATCAAATTGAGGAGCGATCATTCATACTGCTCAAAGATTTAGGTGCCATCGATATAGAAGAATAATAAACCACTAACCAATAGGAGAAAAGATAATGAAAACATTAGTAATACCACCGCTTAAGGTGATGGAGGATGGGTATAATAAGTTGCCGAATGGATTCAATTGGCTAGCAGTACTCAAAGATCTCGCGGCCGGTGCCGTAATAGACGGGAATTCGTTCGATACCCTGGTAGAGATGGCCAATATGTGGCCTACGTGCGCATGTGGGCAGTTGTGCTCAGTTCTTCCACGAAAGGAGCCATATAATGAGCCCGTTGATCGAACGCTGTATTCTTTAGGGCTTGATTTCTGTTATGCAATTGAAGAGACCCGATGGACAGAAGCGATGGATTTATTCCATCAGATTGAGGCCCGGGCAACGGAACTTATTATAGAGATGGATCACAAATGAAATTCATAGCATGGTCCATCGTGATCTTTGGATGGATCATTTATGGGCTGATAATTATCGCACCATTCTTCGATCCGCATCCACATGATCCAATGCAAGACTTCTACATCTTATTTCATCCCAAGCCAGGTGATTGGATAGCAATACCGTTCATCATTCTAGCCCTAATCGGCTGGTATGCGGCGTGGGACTACCTTAAAGAGGAACGAAATAAAAAGAAACATGAAATACAAACTATACAGAGAGGGAACGCAGACAAAACTTGAGTTCATTGATAATGCCAGAGGCATAGGACGAGAGATTACACCTGAGCGATCGCAGAAGGTTCATAATCATTCACCTGATGGGTTCGAATGGGGATACGGCGGAAGCGGGCCATCACAGACCGCGTTAGCCATCCTATTGGATGCCATCAATAATGACGAAACAGCTTTCTCTCTACATCAAGCCTTCAAAATGGAATTCATTGCTGGGTTACCAGATGAAGGTGGAGAGATATACCTTGGCGTTATCCTTGATTGGATAATCCAGCAAACACATGAATACTAAAACCGAAAAACAAAACAATGACACCAGAAGAATTAGACCAAAGCAGGATCAGAATCGCGGGTCCCCCAGTAGGATACGACCCGCATCAGGGTGAGAGATCCAATTTCGATTGGATGGCTTACCAACTCAAAGAGTTAGAAAAAATCCTCGGCAAGGAAGCCACAGCGGATTGGCTTAACCGTCCGCATAGTCAGCTAATAGATAGTAGTCCTGTAGTCGTGACTGTGGATTATGATGATGATGAGGGATGCCGCATTGTGGCACAACTCATTGTTGATCTTATCACTGACGCACCGTGCCGGCTAAATAGATGCAAACTGCCGGCACATGTCAGGACTTTTATTAAAAAGATGGAACCAGAAGCATTGAAATCACGGGTGACCACATCGAAACTCTTAACATTGATGTTCGATAGTGAATTCAGGAAATCAGATGGGCCTTCTGAGGGTTTGGATATTCTAATGGAATGCATAGCATCAATGTGCAATATCATTCATGATCAGAAATGGGATCTCATGAAAATGGTTATTCATGAGTTAAGGCAGAAACTGCCTGACAGCAAATCACTTTTGTCTGTATCTGTGGTATTTGATGCTTTAGATTTCCAGAGGAAGACGTTGAGAGAAATGGCATCTTTGCAAGTCGGTGAAACCAAATTCATCCCAGTCATGTGAGCAAATGGCAGCGAAACAAACCGGGTCGGCACGGCCAATTTCCGTGCTGACCCAACAACCAGAAAGGAGGAAATATGGCATTATTTACTAATGTATTTTTCGATGCTGTAATGATAATTACGATCATTCTGATTCTATCAGAGATCGTGGTTCCGTTATGGCATGAAAAGCCATTTTTCCCATCAATCAGAAAACTGAAACAAATAATAAAGGAGACAAAAAACAATGTTAGGAAAAACAATAGCAGTAGGAATAGTACTGATTCTTCTCGCGGTCCTGGTAAACCTCGGGAAGATCTTTGAGTACAACAAAATCGATTCCATCCTGGTCGTCCAACGGCTGGGAGGTAAGGTACATGTGTATACTGATGCTGGGTATAAACCCCAGAATTGGGGCACTGTTACCCATTACAAGAAATCAGCTCTACTGGATTTTAATCCAGCAGACAAGGCACCACCCATAAAGGTGAGATTCGCAGATGGCGGGCATGGAGATGTCGAAGGCAGTTGTCGTTTCGATCTACCATTAGAGGAAGCTAAAATGATTGATATCCATCAAACATTTGGCTCCCAGGAGGCAGTCGAGAAGCAGCTAGTCAGAACAACGGCGGAACGATCCATGTATATGACTGGGCCATTGATGACTTCTACAGAGTCATTCAGTGTCCGCCGTCAGGATCTGATCAATCTGTTTGAAGACCAGGCTGTTCATGGCGTATTTAAAACAATTCAGGTTCCGAAAGAGATAGAAGATCCGACAGTGCCCGGCGGGAAGAAATGGATCACGTCTCTGGATCTTAAGCGTGACAAAGACGGCAATATTGAGAGACAGGAAGTATCGCCGTTTGTCCGTTTCGGAGTCAACATGTACAACGTGGCGATTGTAGGAATCGCATACGAAGATATTGTTGAGAAACAGATAGGTCAACAGCAATCAGCCACTATTGCTGTGCAGATCGCCATCGCTAATACCAAAAAGGCAGAACAGGATGTCAAAACTACGGAAGCAATCGGTAGAGCAGACGCTACTAAATCCAAATGGGCTCAGGAAGTCATAAAAGCTACAGCTGTGACTTTGGCTCAACAAAATAAAGAGGTAGCCGAGACTGATGCCAATAGGGAGAAAGTCGTAGCAGAAACAGCAGCAAGGAGAGATCTGAACGTAGCGGAATTGAATAAACAAGCGGCCGAACAGACCAAGCAGAAGTTGATCATGGAAGGTGAAGGTGAATCGACTAAGCGTAAGCTGATCATGGCGGCAGATGGCGCGTTAGCGATCAAGCTGAATGCGTGGTTGGAAGCAAACCATGCGTATGCCAACGCATGGAGGGAGTACAAAGGCAATATCGTGCCAGGCGTAGTGTTCGGACAAGGGGCACAAGGTGGCAATAGTGCTGTCGGTCTGGTTGAACTCTTAACCACGAAACTTGCCAAAGACTTGTCACTTGATATGTCCTTCCAGGGACAACAACCACAACGTTAAATGGTAGACACAATCGTGATTATTGTAATGAGGTTTGCCGCGATTGTGTTCATTTGGTCATTATGTCGAAAGGATTAACAACACACAAAGAAGGAGGTGAGAAAAATGCGTAACATCATAGGAGTAGTCTTACTAGTCGTGGCAGTCGCACTCGGCACAGGAATTCGGCAAAATCAGGGACCGAAACCAGATGCCCCGTGTAAATCATGCGTGGTTCAAGGGCCGAAAACAGAAGTGCCATGCAGGGCATGCGTTGTTCAGGGTCCGAAGCCCAATGGGCCATGCAGAGCGTGTGTCGCTATCAATGCGCGTAACCAGGCAATCATAGATGCCGACTTGCGTCGCGGTCACGTCGCCCATGTCGGTGGAGTGCCGGTGAATTGAGGTTTATAAGTCCCATGTGGGAGTGCAGTCTCCCACTGGGGCTTAATTCTCTTTCAAGAACTGTATCAGATTCAGAATAATATCTGGTCGTCTGTCTTGAGTTAAAAGCTCACCAAGGACGTACTGTGATTTATTAACAACACTGGGATCTGCTCCATTACCTGAAGTAGAGAATGTGCACTTGTGAAACTTATCCTTATTGACCCAGTACTGGCCTTCCTCGGTCTCAATTATCAAGGCTAGTAATTGGTCTTTATTGGATGAGCACAGTGTAAATACCCTACTCCAGATGGGGCGGAACTTAATGTGCAGTTCATTCTGAACCATATTGCCATCCCTGAGCAATATGGCCGAGATGATCTTTCTGTCATGGTTGGTCACTGGCCGGATGGCCACAGGCTCCTGCCTGTTGGCCATCACGGCTAGGTCCAACAATCTGTCCTTTGCGCCACCCTGGATGGAGAAACCATTCTCCAGTTCAGGGAGCGTGAGGGTTAGTTTCATGCAGCCGGCGCAGTTTCTACACCAGCTGCAACTGCAGCTTCCTCCATGTTGACGATATGGTTATTAAGCGCGAATCCAAATTCACAGATTGCACTCAGTTCTTCCATAATCTCTACCTGGTGATCCATGTCCATTGCTTTAACGCCTTCAAGTCCACCTACTCTGCGTGACCAGATATCAAATTCCTGGCGAATCCCTTGGACAGTGATTACACCAGTTTTCTGTTGCCTCGCAGCAGCTCTATCTACCACCTCACCTTCAGAGATAGAGAGCCGCAATTGGGTTGGTGTTAGACGTTGCTCTGAGGCTATACGCGCCCATTTAACTGTCTGTGGTTTACTGAGTTTAGCCTTCGATAGTTCAACATAGTGATCACCATCCAGGTTCTCGAACCTGACATTCCTTGGCACTGAATTGACGGCTATTGCAGCCTTCACGAATGTTGCTTCGAATTCTAATTGCTCCAGGGCTTCATCAACCTTGGCTGCACCCCATTTAGGTACACCGAAAGCAATACAATCAGCTACTGTGATTGCAGCTTTGCGTTTGATGGTTTTGGCCAGCCGAAGGACCTCGCGCCATTGCTCAAAGGATACATCCGGACTGAATTCTATTCCGCCGGTTTGCGTATTGAGTTTGAATAGGCCTGAGGTTTCTCCGTTGACTACTTGTAGTTCGATTTCTGATCCATTGGTTTGTTCATTCATATGTGTTCTCCATTAGTTTTTGATTTGAAAGTTTGATTACGCCAATGATTGTCCAGTGCGTTTGCTCGGTATTTTAATTTCGCTTCCTCACTTTTAGTTCCGTTTGCTGGTCGCTCAAGTTCGAGTAGATCACACCAGCTGTCCCGTTTTCTTCGTAACCATTCCGGAGAAACACCACATACTTTTGCTGAAGCTCGCATAGAAGGAAAGCCATTTTCCGCTGCCAGACGCGGAATGGAATGAAGTAAAGCATGAACGCGAGCGCGTAAGTTGCCTTTTTCATCCTGAACCAAATAGCATGATACACGACCCAGGAGATTAGCCCTGCTACGGATGAGCTCGTCCTCCATTGGTTTCCTAAGCCACGCAGTGGTTTCACGAATGATTTGAGCATACGCATTCCGTTGTTCCGTGCTCCAGTTATATTTTTTGCCGAGTTCTTCTATAATGTAATCCACGTAATCGTCAATGGCGACCGCCATGTCTGGGGTGTGTGCACTGGTGGAGAAATTATCATTGTAATCCAATGCCATCCCATTCTGATCAGGGACATCACAATGCAGTCCAAGCAGTGCAGCTTGTTCTTTGAATTCCGAGGGAGCACTCTCCCATGCGGCAGCATATTCTCGATCGTGGCGTACCTGGCGATCATTATAGCTGCCGTTGATACCCGTTCCGGGGGTTGAGTCCAACATGCGTGCTGGGATTCAGATCTATCATGATTCCAGGGCTACGCAAACTATTTTTAAAAAAGTTGAAAAAAAATCTGGACATGGTGAACCCGTATTTGGTAAAATTCTTTCCGAAGGAAAGAGGGAAGACTTGAGAGCGAGCGAAGGGATTCACGACGGTCTTCCCTGTTTCCTGAGGAAAGAAGGGTAGCAAATCATTATGTATAGCCCAATGAAAATATATCGCGTAACATTAGATAGAAAAAACGGTGATGGTAGCGGAGGTTTCCAGTACTGTCGCACAAAGCGTGAAGCCAAATCTTTCTCAGACTCGGTTTCTAAGGATAACGAATGCAGAATCGACGTAATCGAGGTGAAAGTAAACGCTGTTGGTATCCTGAGCGCACTAAATAGTTACGGAGGGCACCCCGACAATGGATAACCCGTATCACGCTGTTTTACTAAAACATAGGATTTGGTGTGAAGCTGGGTCTCAACATTCAACCTGCTACGAATATGCAGCAAAGGTTTTGAATATCAATGGCAGGGAAACTTGTTTGTGCGAGGAACACGCTGACAGAATCGCTTTTGTTAGCAAATCATTATGTATAGACAACCAATATGGCTACCACTCAGAGCAGAAGGTCGCATCGTGTATGAGTCAAAGGGGGACGAAATAGTTCTATTGAAAGATCCAGCTGATGCTCCGGGGTTCATTGAGAGATTCACCACAGCGTGGTGTAACAGACTATTGTGTGACGCCGTTGATAATCGAGAAGAGTAATTCTCTGGTTCCACCATCAGCAACAAACTCACGTAGATCTTTTGCTGGTGGTATGAATTTCCTGACCTGACATTTCAGTGTGCTGGCCAACTTCTGAGCTCCACGAAGTCCAGGGGTATCGTTATCACAACAGATATAGACTGTCTTTATTTTGAGGATACCAATCACCTGGCCAACCATATCTTCCTGACCCTGGCAGGCATGCCGGCCGATGGCGTAGAGGCCGAGGCTTAATGCTGCAGCGGTATCTGTGGGTCCCTCACAGATGAACAGATCGCCGTTGGGTAAACCAACGTGACCGAATGGAATGAATAATCCTGCGTGGCTACCTTTTACCGCCCACTTTTCGCCAGCATCATTTCGCAGACGGATACCAACCACTCTACCAGTTGGCAGATACATTGGGAACGCATAAGCCTGATAAGGTTTGGCGTAGACTGTCCCGAGCTCATTGAGTGCACGTACCCCGAGTTTAAGGTGTTCAGCCAGTGTATGAATGCGGTCAATTGAATTGCTACGCCAACTCTCAAGTAGAGCAACGAAATCCGGTGATGGTTCATATTGTTTCTTTTGTCGTTTTACAAAAAGTGGTGGGGGGCCAGCGTGGTCGAACGGATGCCACCAGCCGCCGTTGTGCATCTGACGCTGGCTCTCCACCCGCATACAACACGAGCCACGTTCATTGAAGGTACACCAATCAGCATGATCGCATATCCTGCAATGTTCGTGTCGTGATACTCGTGTCCATTCCTCTAGCGTAGTATCCCCCTTACCCGCTTCACCTCATCACGAAATAGTCTGGACAACGCATTACCACTGATCAGTTCGTAATTGCTCTCCAGTTTATCAGCCAGCTGATCTAATGTTTCAGCGAACAGTGGATGTCGCTTACCTTTTGATCCACGGGTGTATTTTGATTTTGTTTTAGTTGTTTTCATACTGCTACTGGTCTCCTCCAGTGGTTCTTTGCCAACCCATCAAGTAATTGGCTGGCCTCCGCTCTGGTTAAATTCTTCGTGTCATATCCAAATCTACTAAGTGTGGCGCATTGCTTGTATGAGGCCAGCTTATTCTCCCATCGATAAAACAAACTGTTAATAACCTGCCGCCCTTGGGTGTAGGAGAGCGTGTCTGGGTCTATCCCCTGCTTAAGTAACAACGCTCGTTGTTTTTCACTTAAGCTTTTGCCCAAATCCCAGCCACGCTCCCTACTAGGCACCATACCAAACGCAGTAAAAGGATCAATCGATCGCGTAGAGTATTTTACCTTGGCCATTAATCTAGCCCTACGCGCCATGATGCGTTGTTCCTCCAGCTTCTTTTGTGTCCGAATCTCTTCTACCGCTTCTTCCAGTGCCTCGTCCATCCGCACACGTCCTTCTCGCGCTTTACGGATGGCCAGCTCCACAACCTCGTCACCGACATTCCCCCCAAGGATATCAGCAGAGGTTACCAACCGGTGCTTACCGGAATTACCAACGAAATCGATTATAAGGGCGCTGGGCTTCGCGCTGCCTTCAATGGCTGTCCGTCTACCATCCTTGTCCGAAATGTTATCTACGAGCCCAGGTAGAGGCCGCAAGACCCGTCCTGCCATTTGTGCATAAAGACTGCGGCTCTTTGTTGGCCTGGCCATGACTACAATACTGGCAGCCGGAACATCAACCCCCTCAGTGATCACTCCGACATTACAGATTACCTGCAGATCACCTTTACGAAATCTTTTCATCAACTCACGCCGATCATGTTTCGGTGTTTTAGCACTAACCCAATCAGCCATTCCATCCTTATGACGATTAAAGATATTGCACGCCAGTTCGGCATGCTTGACGCTTGCCGTAAAGACTATCGTTTGCTTATCGCCCTCGATAATCTCTATGGTAGCACCGACAACACCTTGGAGGTTTTTTTCCGCCTCCATTATGACCGCAAGATCGGAGTTGTTAAGATCCCCAGCCGTGGTACGAATATTACTATAGTCCAGGCCTTCGATCTCGACCATCTGCTGATCGATGGGAACAAGCCACCCATCGTGGATGGCATCTAATATTCCGTAGTCATCTGCTACGGTGTCGAAGATTTGTCCCAACGCTTCCTCATCTGCTCTGTCAGGAGTTGCTGTAACACCCAATATACGAATATCAGGGTTACGTTTAAAGTAATCAATAATACTGCGATAACTAGCAGCAGTTGAGTGATGACATTCATCGATAATCAAACGTCCAAATTCATGTGGGGAGAAACGATGCATTCGTCGTTTGTCGCCCTGTCCAGATATGAGGGTCTGCACAGTGGCGACAACGACGGGTGCACCAGCATACTCAGTGGATGCTGAATCCATTTCAGCCATTTCGATATCACAGAACAGCCCTGCCTGTTCCTGAACACGTTCCTGGATTTGGAATATCAGCTCTTCCCTGTGAGCCAATACCAGACTACGAAGTGGCTGACTCCTACTGATGACAGCGGTAAGGGTTGTTGTCTTACCTGTGCCAGTAGGATGGGAGATCAATGTCGATCGGTTGTCTTTCCATTCATTGAAAATGGAATCAACCGCCCGAGATTGATAATCCCGTAGAGCAATCATTTGTCCAGCTTTTTAACTGCCATTGAACGCATCACTCTGGCTTCCTCAGGAAGTGCATGTTCCCATCGAAACTCACTAATAACACCACGCCCCTTACAGAGAGTGCAGCTCTCGGGTATCCTACCCTGACATGTTGTGCACACCACGTATGGTATCGCACACTTAAAGGCCTGATAGAGATTCCCTAATTCTACCCTGGCCCAATTGAGATTCACCTCACAGTACATAGGATCTTTACGAACCTGCAATTCTTCGGCCAGGGTTTTCAGTTTGGAGAGCTGTTTCAGTATGTCTTTTACTTCATCGGCCCGATTCCAATATGGCAATGCGGGTTCCGGAATGGGATATCCGAGGGCGTCACGAAAACCGTTAGGTTTCTCCCGAGCAATTTCTTTCTCTGCCTGCGATATGGTTTTCTTGCCTTCCTCTACTTCTCTGGCTTTCTTTGCAGATCGAGCTAACAGACGTTTGGCATTCTTAGCTGTAGACTTACTTACCCCTGCAGCCTTCGCTACCTCGGATACGGAGACCGAATTATTACCACCAGATGGACGACCCGGTGGTTTCCAGCCCATTATGTCTGAGGTTAATTTTGCAACAACCATGGCCCTTTGTGATTGTGTCAGATGCCTGCGACTTACATTCATGCTGACCACAAACAAGAGCGGGTTTTGATCGCTGTCTAATTCCTTGAATCTCGGTTTAATCTTAAACCGTTTACAAGCCAGGTATCGATTACGACCATCGAGGACCTTCCCCTCGTATGTCGTGATCGCAATCCTGAGTCCGTTTTCTTTAATGTCCTTCCCTAGCTCATCGAGCTCGTGTCCAGGTAGGATTGGTAGAATCTCTGATAATGGATGGAATTTCATTATATGTTGGTTGTTGAATACCAGGTCGTATTTGCTGACCCTAGGTAGGTTACGGTTGTTGTTGGGAATTGGCCATAGCCAGTGCTTGTCGATACCGACTGAAGGGTATTCATTTGCTGCAGTTGTCTCCGCATATAGATCTCTTCATCCGTGGATGATTTGGGTTTTCCTTTCACGGCATCGATGATGGCCTGCTTAATTTCCTGCGGTGATAGTTTCTTTGCGTATTTGAGTAGGTCTTTGGGTAACATAATTATTTAAATGCGTTTGGTGTAAACACTTCCACTCCCTGTGGCATGGAATATGACCTTTTCGGGAGATGGTATCTTATCGATTTTCTTGAATCCAATCTTGTCTTTGACGTAAAGACCACCAGTATCATCTACCCAATTCCAGGTGAATTCGATGGTATCGCCGTTAACAACATTGATTGGATTACTTAAACCGAATCGGCCAATCGGATCTGAATAATCTACTCTGCTGGCAGATACATATTCCTTAGTGGCCTCAAGGATACTACGTTCGGCTTCTAACCCATTTATCTGGACGGCGTATTTTAGAATGTCCTTTGGTAGTATCATTGCCATACAGTGGTCATGGCGTATGTTGAGAAAGAGGTCATTGGCCATGACGTTGCTGACCATGCCGTTGATGTTGAACCTATCATGGTGTTATGCTGCATCCATTGAGATGTATTATTTGAGTGGGAGTAAAGGGAATGTTTCTTTACTGCATCCATGACCTGTTTCTCAGCTTCCTCCCCAGAGAACATCCTGGCATGCACCAGAATATCCTTGGGGAGGAGCTGCCTCTGAGGCTCTTCCTTGGCAAGTCCAACCTTCATAAGCCAAGGATTAGCCATTAACCCTCGTTTTCCTTGAGGATATCTTCAATCTTAACATCATCGTCCCACTGAGCGATGAAGTACCGGTTTTCGCATCCAGTAATGCGACCCAACAGGATTGGGTCAGGCACAACTGTCACTGACTTTATCGTGGCCACTTCGAAAGAATCAAAGCAATCCAATGCTTTGGCTTCCCTTAGTTTGCCCAAAGCTTCGGCAGGTGGCACTTCCTGATATTGTTCGATCGGGGTAAATGCCAGGGTCTGGTAGGTATAAATGGAACCCCATTTGTTCTTACCATCCTGCGTTGTGCTCTTAGCTTTTAGCTCTTCGTTAAACCGAGTGATATGATCTGGTGTTATCACCCTGAAATGCTCAAACGCGATTCGCATCTTGCGAGCGAGCTCACGCTTGGCTTTCACGTTGCTGGCTGCTGCTTTAAATCCGAGCTCTTCCAGCTCACAAGCTCGGACTGTTGGTGTTTCTACTGTTTCCGTCATTTGTTTTTTCCTTTCATTGCTAATTCCAGATTGATCTGGTCTATGTCTGATTCTACGGGGACGACACCTGGCGGGGTTGGTACTCCACCATGTTCGGCTAAATCTTGACCATGCAATGCCTCTTTAACTTCCACGGCAGCTGCTTCTCGGGATGCTTGTCTGTCCATAATGGATTGCTCGTTGGCTTGCTCCATTTCCTCTGAGGTATACAATCCACTCAGTTCCTGCGGGAAAGCTTTGCGTAGAGCTAGAGCCTCAGCAACTTTGGCGATCATTACTTCCGGCATCTTACTCCAGAATTCGTTTAGCTTCCCTTCCTTGGTTAGGACAGCATAGCTCTTAAACTTGGCTACGCCATATGTTGGCTCTTTGAAATTAATACGCCACACACCGACCCTGGCAGCTATTGGAGGTGCTTCCGGAACCCACACATCTTTCCATATCCCATCAGATGCGCACCATTCCGGTGTAGTTTGGCCACCATAGTTACCTGTTCGCTCAGCTACCAACCGGAATCCATCGATCGATACCTGGATGGTTATTGTATACTTTTTCTGAGCAGTGCTCCAGCGCCTGACTGCATAGATCTGCCGGGTCAATGGGTCGAGGCCAGTGCGCTGGCATTGATAGAGGAACAGCCGCACTTCATCATTGGTTACATCCCTCGGGAGTGCCGTTCGGATTAAATCTTTATACTCTTGCGTGAACTCACTTGGGCTTGCTTTTACTGCTTGTTTTTTGGGCATTGTTACGGGTTTTTGGTTTTGGGAAAAGGGGTAATATTACCCCTTTTTCTGAGTGGCTCTCCCTAGCTACGAAGGCTTCCAGGGAGTCAAAAATGGTGCACTTTTTGGCGTCGACTGCTGGGAGGAAACTGCCTGTGTATTCTGGCACTTGTATCCAGCCGTTGGATACTCGCCAGAACTGGATTTTGTCAGGCACAGCTAGATAATTGGGCCAGAGAAAAACTCAAGTCAATACTTTTTTTCAGGTTTTTTTTCCGCTGCGAAATCATTGCCATGACTTCCGTCTCCATCAGGTCGGCCGGCAGGCTTTCCAGAATATCATGGCAAGGATTGCAACAGAGCACGACGATTCCGAGCTCATGTGGCTTCAGGAATCGTCGCTTCTTCGCATGGGCAAATCCCAATGCGTTATCTCCCCAGCAAGTGCCGGGATACCTTAGTTCGCATGAGGTAATTCCCCAGGATAGGAATTTAACCTTTAGCTTTGCTCGTTCTTTCTCCCACTGCAGGGTGCGCTTCCCACGTTTTGGCAGTGGGCTACGTTGCATCGTTAGCCACCGAATCTATCAGGTGGATATTGGTATCCCGGCGCATGCTGCCGTTCTTCTTCCTGATTGTCCGCGACCCGCTCCTTCCGGCGCATTTCTCTCGTCCTAGTACCAAATAGACGTAAGATAGATTCGCAGATGTTATCACCCTGTCTGCCACCAAGCAGATCACGGAAGGTAAACCCAGGCATAAACTACTTAGGGCTGCGGATTGGGAACGATGTCCGCCAATTGCTGCGCTTGTGGTTGAACGGAAGTCACTTTGTCGTTCAATGCAGTCACAATGGCTTCTTGCTCAGGTGTGAGCGTTGTGTTCTGCAACTGTCCGATGAGATTAATAATCTCGGTGAACGCTTCGGTGAGTTTCGTTCCGATGTCGTCGAGTTTTGTATTTGCGTCGGTGAGAATCTGGACTGCTTCTTGTAATGTCATAAGGATTTTACTAATTTGAATTAATACTGCGGTGAATGCTACAAGTTGTAGCAGTAAAAGAAAGTTTGTCATCTAAAGAAAAATTAAGCAAATGGATGCCAACAATGTTAGCACGAAGATGAAGGATATTACTATATGCTTGTTGCTTCTATTGCGCCGAGCTTCCCTCAGATTATACGGAGACATGAGGTATCTGGCTCTGGTCACTGGTTCTTCTTCAAACATGATGCCATAGTCCATTCTTTTTGTAGCCACATTGAAACTTCTCCGCAAACACGCCATATCGGATCTTCGGCCTTGGTTTATTCTTGGAACGATTAAAGATGATGACCTTCGATTTGTATTGGTCGTACCGTGCCTGCTTGCTTGCGTTAGCCATGGTGACTGCCGAATGACGTAAGCACAAATTGTTTTCCTTCGATTTTAGCGGCAACTCCAGGCCAGAAACGGTAGTGCACTGACTGGGTATCTATTCCACCAGTATTCGGGTTATCATTAATCCCGAGGCGCTTTGCAAGGCAAGCGCTCAGCTCTCCAAGCTTATTGTGTGGTCCCACATCAAAGACAACGGCCGGCTCGTGCTTCCCATTGTATTCCACTGAGGCAAAACAACCCAGGACTATTTCCGGTGTGAGCTTGATAACTTCCGGGGGGAGAACAATCCCTGGGACTATGTCTGAATTTACCGGTTTGCCTTCGAAATGTAATGATGTCTCCGCCTGGCCATACGGATCTCGTTGCCAGTTTGGACTGCCATCCACATCTACATCGGCATCCCCAAAGAACCAGAAGGCAGGTTTGCCCTCCAGGAGATCGTCGTCATCCCTGAAAACGTTGGCGGTATAGAATTCCCCTTTGCTGGTTATAGTGATACAAAGTTTCATGCCGCGTCTTCTGGCTTCCACCAATCTGGCGGATTGGCTTCAAGATTCTGTAGTTCCAGGTTGAATGCCTCTTCCATTTCTTTGCTCCACTGGCCTTTCTGTTGCAGATCGGCTTTAACCTTTTGAATGTAATCCCAGATCTGTGGGATCGTGGTAGCTGCCTGGAATAGGTACGGTAGGAATTGTAGGATAAGGGCTGCCATAATTAAGGGTTCCGGATTTCGTTAATGTAAGTCTGAGCTCTATTGGTATTCGTTGTTAACACACTCAGAGCATTAAACAATGCGTTCAGTCCAACATTACTGTGTTTGTAATCATTCTTGAGATTGTTGGCGGTAACCAGCCATGTCGGTGCATTCTTGCGCAGGTACTCAGCGAATGTATGGATCTGCGGGAATCGTTGTTTAACTAATTCTCGGTTGTCGTATTCGATTTTAAGGAACAGATCGAATGTATCCTTGGATATTCGCAGGGTTTTTTCGGCATTAACAACGTACGATTCGTTGGGGGCCAGGGTCCCCGTGGGGGTTCCGGGGGTGGTGGTTTTACAACCTGATAACAGAAAGGGCGTACTCGGCAGCAAAGCCAAGCCGATGACGATGGTTAAGATTCGTAAATATTTCATTCTTTTGATTTTGATTTAATTGAATTGATTGATCTCAAGATAAAAGCTGCAACCAAGCTAATCCCCGCCACCCATGGTTTTGCTGCCGGCGGAATTACTGTAGCCAGATCACCCAATGTATACGGAAGAGCAGCCAGCATTGTTACTGCAGCGAAAAATGCGGCACCGAGAGACCGCCAGTTGATTCTACCCATGTGCCATACCGAGGGGTGTCAATCACGTTCCTCGGCAGCTTCTCGCTCTTTCACAACCAATGGCATTGCAAACAATAGGAATTTAGCACGTCCTCGTTCTTCTTCTGACTGACTCTCGTCCAGTGTTTTTTCATGTAGCAATACCCTAAGGCGCTCTGTTCCCCATTGGTCAATGGTTAAATTCTCTAGTTGCTCCAGCAATTTATCCATTTCATGGGACTCAGGATGCGGGTGATGAAGCGATTTAGTTAGCGCGTCCTGGAATACTTTCCAGAACGGGTTGATTAATTTGCGTTGCTGCCGAAGCAACAGCGCCATCCAGATGCAAACTCCTACCTGGCCCAGCATGATAAAGCCAATGATATATATGATTGGAATAGGGAAGGGTGTCATACGATCTCCATTAATATACAGGCATAGTTAATTTAAATCCACCCTGATGATTTTGAGTGTATCCTTATCTTTCCCGATCGTCACGTACAAGTTTCCCTGTCTCGCTACCTTTTCACCTCGTAAGCTTGCCCCGACTTTCTTCGCAAACTCAGGGTCCATGTGGATATCCAGTTGGGGATTGTTCGCGTCTTTGACTGCGAATCCGAAAATTTTGTATCCCTCTTCAACTCTCAGTGTTGGTTTAGGGTCGGTGTGCGCCTGTGTAGCGTCAAACCCGATAAACCGAGCTCTGCCGCTGCCAATGATCTTAAGCGCATAAACGACAGCGATAGTCTTGCCCACCTTAATTTTGCCAGCAGGTTCAGCTATTCCTGTTATCCTGCCTTTAGTAGATGGGAACACGAATATGTAGGAGTTCCCTACTTTACTAATGATCACGCCGTCCTGCATCCGCCAGGATTCAGCGTGTAATGGCAGGATCAACGCGAGGAGTATTACGCATATCCTCATAATGCTTGAACACCACGATTGGCACTAAGTATTTCCCATTTGCGGACCAAATCCAAGCGTCTTCCGGTATGTGGTAATCCCAGGCCGCTTCCAGCTCCACGTAATTCGCCATCCATTGAGCATCCACCAATTTGAACCCTTCCGGCACAACGGGTTCCTGCTTTGGTTTCTTTTCTGCCTTTCGTTTGTTCGATGGGTGGGAACGATGTTTGACCTTTTGAACTACTTTTGGTTTGGATTTCTTTTTGAAAAGATTCCAAAGTGAGTCTGCCCCCATTGAAGTGCTGGAAAACACCAGCCACAGCAATAGGATTAATACCCTCATTTTTTACCACTCTTTAACTCCTCAACATCTTTAGTAAGCCGCCTGTTCTCTGATTCCATAACATCGAAGTGCGCTGTCTCCTGCTCCACGCGACCAACTCGCGCCATCGCTTCACCAAGTTCTTTCGTGAGTTGGATGGCAGCGCTCTTTGCTGTTGTAGCGCGTTCATCAATTCCCTTTTGGGATGCCTCCAGAGAGTTAAGACGTTTGTCGTGACCTTCAAATCGCTCTGAGTATTTTCCCCAGCCGAACGCGAATATACACAGCCAGCAGATGAACGCGAATGCTTGTCCGAGCAAGAATACAAACAGGTTGCTTTTAAGAAAACCATTCCGCTTTACAGCAGTCCCATTAGCTTCATTTGCCATGTCAGCGTCAGTGGGCGGCGCTCATTTCTTGTTCTCTAATCTGATAACCGCGTCATGGGTTTCTCTGATCTGACGACACTCCGCAACCAGTAAGGCAGGAATGAATCCCGCGATAACAGTTGTAGCGATCTGTATGATGATTTTAGTCATCTTTGTTCTGGGGTATCGCCATTCTTGTTGAGAATCTTTAATATGTCTTTCTGCGTATTATGTATTCTGCCAAGCATTCCCCAGGTCCATACCAGGGCCAAGGCTATGATAATGTATAATGTCATGTTTCCTCCTACGGTTGAATGTTGAAAATATTCCGAATGTCTTTCACCACAATCTTGATTGTTGAGGTCACCGACTGTGCAACTATTTCGATTACCTGCTGAACAGATTCGAGACTGATTCGGATAATCGCCGGGAGCCTGGCTGCCAGGAATCCTGAGAAATCCAGGGTGGATTCAAGTGTGATAGTAAACGCACTCGGGACAAATGCGGTAAAGTCTCCAATGAAAGAGATAACCCCTTCCAGCAATCGCTGTGTTGATTTAATGAGTAAACCCTCAAACCCGATAGATGCTGTGAGCATCTTACCAAATACCGATGACATCTGACCAACAAACGAGAGAGACCCCGTTAAAGCCAGGACCGATCTGCGCAGCAAAGTACCTGTCACTGATAGGATGCCTGCTAGTTCAACCGGTATACGTTTTACTGTGGCTCCTGCAAAGGATACCACCGCCGCCATTGATTTACTTATATGTTTAGTGATCGCTCCCGAGAATCCCAACGTGCCGGTGAGCAGTCTTCCGAACACATTCCTGGTGGTGAGTGAACTAATGAATGAGATGGCAGCCGTGAGCACTCGCGGCAGTCTCTTCAGCATGGTTCCAACGAAACTCAGGGTAGAAGCGAGATGGTAGCTGATATTGCGACTTAATGTTCCGGAAAAATCCAGGCTGGCGTTTAATGATTGGAAGAAATGTCCGGCCGTTGCCATATCCAGAGCTCCAACGAAGCTCAGGATACTGTTGAGGTGATACGAGGTGTATTTTGAAATTGCACCGGCAAAGGTTACCGCCCCCGATAGAGCCTTTGCCGGGATCTTGGTCAGCGTGCCGATAAACGATACTGCTGCCGAGAAAGTCTTAGCGCATTGCTTAAGGAAAGCCCCAACAAATGATAGAGTGCCAGTCTTTGTGGTCGTGGTTCTTTTGGTTTGAGCCCCAATAAAGCTCAGCGTTGCTGCCAGTGTGGATCGTATCGATCGTATCAGCGTACCGACGTACGACACGCTGGCAGTTAACGCCTTGTTTGTGCTCTTGCTGATTAAACTTATGAACGACAACGCTGCGGTCATCGAATGCAAGGTCCGCTTACTCATTGTGCCAGCAAAAGACAGTGTCCCGGTAAGGAGGCTGGCGAAGACCGAACCGGTGACAATCGATCCGATAAATGATAGAACGGCCGTCATTGTCCGTAGCGTGGATTTGGTTAATACGCCGGAGAATGAGGAACTGGCAGACATCCCGTGGGTCGAGGATTTGGTTTGCGCTCCAGTGAAGGGCAGGCTTCCAGCGAGAAACTTACCTGCTCGTTTCGTTATTGCCCCGACGAAAGACAGCGTGGCTACCAGAGTCGTGCGGCCGGCCTTGGATAGCGATCCAATGAACGACAATGTTCCGGTTTTGGTCGTACTGGTTCTTTTTGTGGCGGCCCCAATAAATGACAGTGTTCCGGTAGCAGAATGACCAATGATTTTGATGAACGAACCGATAAATGAAACCGTTGCACTCAGGTGGTACGACGTGCTTTTAACTATATTCCCGCTGAATGAGAGAGTGCCGTTTACAGCCTGGAAAAAGAGCTGGCCTACTTTTGTAGGCGTCAGATTCCCGATAAATGATAGCGTTGCGGCTAACGTTCGACTTGTTGTTTTTAACAATGAACCAACGAAAGATACAACGCCACTGAGGCTTTTTAATGTCTTTTTTATCAACACGGACGTTGAGAAATTGGATAGCGGCAAACCTGCACCACTATTGTAGAGTGCAGTGATTTCTGCTGCAGTTGGTTTGTGCTTCCAGAATCCTACTTCATCAATAAGTCCGGTGAAGCCTGCAAAACCATCGCTCCTACACCCTATCGCAAAGTTCACCGTAGTCTGCACCAATGATGCGGTCATGCTGCTGACGTAGGTTGTCGCGTCATTGATCCGCATCCGCATTTTCTGATCGGAGCTGTCGTACCACGCCACGATGTGAGATAATGTACCATTCGGTACTGTCGAGCCTACGGCTACAGCGTAGAGTGTCGGATCATTGACACCGAACACGAATCCCGACACGTTGTGGTAATACAATCCGTAGTCGTGGTTAGACGAGCCACCCTCTTTGGCAATGATGTATCCAGAAGCTATAACCTGCTGATCCACACGTGCCCACACAGAAAAGAAGAAATCGCCTGTGACCTGCAATGAAGCGTTGCTGGCACAGAATACAGCTTGCGGCCCGCCCCCATCGACAATAAGCCCGTTGTTGATAACTCCCGACGCACTGGTTGGGTTGTTACCAGAAGCGGTAAGATTGTTTGCACCGTAGCTATCTACGCGATCACTGCTGGAAACGGTTTCATCCAGCTTCCAGTAACTTATCAGGTTGGTAGTGGTGGCATTGGCTATTTCAAGTCTAATAATTCCAGTAAACAATTTCCTTGCCGATTTAGTAAATGCTCCAACAAAGGATACTGCAGCAGTGCGGATCGTACTGGTACGTTTAATAAGATTGCCAACAAATGACAGAGCTACAGACAGAATAGTGAATGTTTTTTTGCTTTGTGTTCCAACAAATGATAAAGCTCCAGTAAGCAATTTGGTATTACCCCCAGGAGTGAATACTGTGGATAAATTCCCAATGAACGATAGAGCTGCAGTTAAAGCCTTTAGTGTTTGGCGAATAAAGGTGATCGGAATGGTATAAATGTAAAACGCAAGGTCATTACCCGACTCGGCAGTCCAGACACTACTAGAAAAATACGATAAATTACCGCCATGAGTTGGGGAGGAGTTATCATACCAAACTTCTACGTAATTGCTGGCATCCCCTCCACTATACTCTACCGCTATACAATAGTCCCCAGGAACCATGGTGTATTGGTTCACTCCGGAGAACGTAAACGTTATTAAACTCGTAGAACCAGAGGGAAGCGTAGTAACATCGACGTTATCGGAAGTAGCAAGAGCAGAACCAGTAGGCTTTCCGGTAGTGCCAGAACTACCCGTGATCGCATATAATTTTGCAACCACATTTCCGGTAGGAGATCCTGCTCTATCTAAATAAAATTTACAACTTGCCAGGACACTGGACACGGCGGTGAACGATTGAGCAACGCTCGTAATACTGCCGGAATATACTTGGTATACCGTGTTGGCGTTAACTTCAGAATAACTATCTAACAAAGAAGTAGGATTAAATCCCAGAGATGATGACAACGATTGACGTAATACAATAACAATACTATTGACTTTATTTCCCAGTAATGTGGTTCCAACTCTCCAACCAACGTAAAATCGTCTCCCAGTTAATGGGGTCCAAGCTTGAAGATTAGCGCTTGTCGCTCCTTCCTGATAGGCTGTGTCTCCAGAAGTCCAAGTAGTTCCTCCGTCGGTAGACTTAGTATAATAGATCTTGGTGGTTGTGCCCAGAACCTCTGATCCATCTCGTTTGCCGTTATAAGCTACGTAGATATCATCAGTAACTGGATTGATAAATACCTGGGGATTGTAATTATCATCGATATTTGTTGTTATATTGGTCTTTGCTGTAATACCAGTAAGACTTCCAGCATTAACAGCAGTAACCACCCAGCATTGCATATCAGCCGTGGCAGTATCTCTTTCTGAACAAGAAACGAAAACCAAAGCACCGTCGCTATTGCGGATCGATCCAGAGAATGGATATTGATAAGCCGTAAGATCAGTTCCAACCGCTGCGATTGTTTGCACGGTTGAGGATTCCACCTGCGCCGCAGCGCTGGAATCCCACATTTTCATTGTCAGCGCAGTCGCACTGGAATCATGATAAATTGCCCAAATATCATTATTATCTCCTGTGCCGGTAGCTGGATATAGTATGGCGTGATCTGGGTTTGCTTCCCAGAATGTCGCAGAAAGCGCAGCACTCCAATTCGAACCATCATCGGTAGATCTTCCAAAATATTGTTCGTTACTGGCATCGATGGCGGCGACGATGTATATGTAACCTGACCGTGAATGAGTCAGTGAGCAAAAACAGTTTACTCCAGCGACTGCCGATGTAAGACTCGCAACTCCAATTGCAGCACCGACAAATGTATTTCCGACCGGATCAAACCTTCTATATAAAATCTGATCGTTCGTGGAATCAAACCAACACAGATCAATTCGCTCTGTTGTAATTCCAGGAGTCCATGGGAGATACCATACGTCAAACGCGATATTGGTGGTCGCTGATGCGATTGTTACAGCTGCGCCCCAGGTAGCACCACCATCTGTTGTTCTTGAATAAACAAATGTGCCACCACTATCAATATAGAACCAATATCCTGAAGAGGCAGTATTAAACACCACGGACCTAATACCACGAGCCGTGGATGTGCTGATTGAAGCATCAATGCTTACATCAGCCATTTATCCTCCTTTATCCCAAGAGGACAGATTGAAATTTGCTGCCCTGGGTCAGCTACAGACCTAATTGTGGTGAAATATGTGAATCTCGGATACACATATTTTATCCACCAGAGCTGACCGTCAACTGATAGGTGAATTGAATTGAATCGCCGTTACCAACGTTGATCGCGGAGAATACTTTGTGATCCCACATGATGGGTCGAAGCGTATAAGTTTCGGTATTACCAGGGGTCGAGCCGGCAGTATGAGCTGCCACAGTAAACCAGCCGGTCGAACCGTTGTTGGCCAGGGTTGCAACCGAAGTGGTGTTCGACTGGATATGACCCATCACGGTGGTCGTGCCTGGGATTACAACCTGTTGCTGCAAGCCTTGAACGGTCGTGGATGAGGCCGTAAATGGCGTGGCGGTTGCAGTAAACGTGGTTGCTGTTGCGGCCGTAAATGGACTTCCTGTCGTAGTCGACATGGTCGCGTGCGTGAATAGACCCCACTCTGTAACGGCCTCAGTGCCCGTGTACGCGATCGTAGCGACGGTCTGGTACTTGGGCACTGCCATCGTATTAATCCAGCTTTTAGTGCCAGCTACGGCCGTCTGGCCGCCATTTGTGGAGATGGTCTGGATCTTGTGGTCCAAAGCACTGGCTGCAGTGGCACCCGTTCCGCTAATATGCTGGTTGGACAAATATAGAACGTGAACCGGGGCAGCACTCACGCCTGCCAATACTACAGCTTCGTTGGCCAGCGCTGTTGCGCCAACGTCAGTGACTAATCCAGGTCCAAGATCTCTGGTCCCTTGATATTTGCCTTTTTGAAATAGTGATGCGGTTAGATTGGTTCCCCATTGTAATCCTCCAGGGAATCGCATGCCTTCATTGTATCGATCGAAGGTGACCGCAATTCGACCAAATGGCCAGATGTTGAATACTTTGTACTTGGGGGTATGAATATTAATCATTTGATGAACAGGTTAAACAGCCGTTTCCACCAGGGCTTATGGTTGGGTCCGCGTATGACGCGGGCTTTCAGCTTCCCACCAAAGCCACAATTAGATATAACGGCTGGCATTAGCCAAAGCCGCATTGTCAACAGACTATTCCGGCGGAACGCCCTGGGTAATCTTGGATTTGATTATAAAGCTGCCTCGAATGTAGGGACCGTGTCGATCGCCAGTCGGATCTTCCATGGTGAAGTCCCATTTGTTTTTGCCATCAGTGAGAGTGATGGTGACCTCATCCGCAACTTCAGGAATAGTTACCTCACCGATTACTGCATTGGAAATGAACGGGGCGAGGTTCAGAATGAGAGTGTCATCCGGCTGAGCTCTTACTTCGGACCACGGCGTCCATCCAGTGATGTCTTTCGGGATGGTGAGCTCGTCATCTTCGAAGCAGTAAACCAGGAACGAATCAAATGTAATGCCACGATAAAGGGTGAGGTTATGAACAACAGTGGTCATTTCTTTGACGGCATTCTGTCAAGGGTGATCCGGCCGTCATTAGCATTGGAGAATTGTTCGCCGTTGGCTTGCTGATACCAGGGACGGAATTCCATCCTGAGATGTCCGACCGTTTCAGCATCCTTGGATTCATGATATGCCTGGCAGAGGATGAACTTCCCTTTCTTTTTACGATCCCTGATTACATGATCACATGGGGAATGCGGAATCACATTGATTTTAAGTCCATTACGATACCATCTCTTCCAAACGATGTAGAGATCCTCGGTGCCCCCGCCATCGTAGCCATCGAACTGGGCAAGCGATAAGGCGTGCTTGTTCATCAGCGTGCACCCGAATCCGCACCAGTCAGTTGGAACCACAGCACCGATCCCTATCTCTGGATATGCTGCCTGCATCCATCCACGCCGACGGAATTGTTTGGCGTTGCAAAAGAATACATTCCCAATCGGCTTACATTTCTGAACTTCATTTGAGATTGCTTTATGTTCATCCAGCCATTGCTTGGTCGCTCTCCCGTTTAATTTCTTTAATTGCCCAGTATGTTTATCCATCCGCTTTTTCAAATCATCCGGAATCTCCCGCTCATCATCATAGAAGTCTGGAAGAATTGGTCTCTCTGGGGTACCTCGTCCACCGAGAAATGCTCCACCGCCCTGACTGGGATACGGGCATGTGGATACTGAATAATATCCATCATCGAATTCCAGCATCTGCTGCATCACCCGCAGGGCATTAGCCTGGGGAAGCACATCACTATCCAGGCTCCAGCATTGGTTCACCTGTAGTTGCCTGGATCGGTCAAACCCAATCGAGCGCATTCTGGCAATTGTAAGCTGGGCCGGGTTTTTATAGTTCTGTAATCCATCTTTGAACCTGTCCTGTATCATTTCCACTGACCAGGTTACTGGCAGGATCGAGGTGTAGAAATTCTTAGCCCGCAAGATTTCCCCGGAGGCATCGCCAACAAGAATGATAACGCCCTCCGGCTCTCTACCTATACAGGCAACCACCCTTCTGGCTTGTGCCAGTAAGGCATAGGAATACGATTTAGTGGAGCAAATGACTATTGAGATCATACAGTATTGAAATAGCTTGAGGTGTGCTTATTGAATGCTTTGGTATATATCCCTTGATTGTCTTGTATGACGTATGGAACGGCTGTCCACAGCTGGTAAATTCCAAAACTCATAAATGCAGCGTGAGCGCTGGTTTCCACTTCATATGTACTCCCACCAGCGGTGAATGTCGATGAAGTAGTGGTGCCGTCACGAAGTTCAGTATACTCAACTCCACCGAGAAGGTAACTGGAAAAATTGCCGCCGGCTCGCGGGGTTCCACCCATCCTCCATCGACCAGAAAAGGATGCTCCTTCGGCATCTCCCGATTGGAAAAAAACAGTCATAACTGTACTACCAACATCCCCTCCTCCGAATGCTTCAGCAGTCTGTATGTCTCCAGTACTATTGTAGGCCGTGAACGATGGTTGGCCCATTTCATCCCACACTATACTGTGACTGCTTCCTTGAATATATTCATCATTGTATGGACAATGGACTTTACTGCCCAGGCAAACCTCGTGCATTAGTCCACCAGTGGTCGTCACAGCGAATGTGGACAGCGAAGATATGCTGGGTACGAATGACGAAATCGTGCGAATACTGGTACCGGTAAGGGTGACCGCGAGGTTTGCGTCGATAAACCGATATCTCGGATCAGTGTGAGCAATGCGGGGCTGAATCTGGAATCCTTCCCAGTATGTTGGGGTAAACTCAACAAACAGTGGGTTCAATGTTTGCATTTCAAATCTAAGACCACCCCTGAACGCTTCAAAGAATGTGTTTGTTTGTCCTTCGTTAAAACTACCATCACTATCAGCTGCTGAATAATACACCGATTTTGGGGTTGTTTGCTCTACTGTTTCTGTAGTGAAGTCATTGCCGAACGTAAATGACCAAAGATCCAAACCTGAATTAGAATTACGGAATCTAAAATAGCTGGTATAAGGTATCACATTTACCCGCCATGTTTGCGTAAATGTTGATGCAACAAATGGACCGTGCGCTTCTGCTGTATCCATGAATGTATAAAACAAATTGCTCTCACCGAAGGTAGAATCCTGCGTAATGTGATAATTAACTGAAACGGTGTAATCCGGAGTCGGTAAAGCAGTATCACTGTATCGCACGGAGACGAAAGACTCGGTGGTGATTGATATGTCGGGGGCTGCTGAAGACGAGTAGCTAAATGCGACCAAACCGAACGTGTTTGTCTCGGATGACCGTGAAGAATTAAATGTTGGATAAGTCTCCACCGAGAATGGTTCTGGTTGTCCTGGTACAGTGATTGAGTCATCTACTGATGCCCAGAAATCTGAGAATCTGGCAGTGTATCCAGTCCAATCAGAGGCATCGGTATAAAATGGTCGAAAGATCCAGAACCAATCTTCTTTGGTACCGTTAGCTTCGGGAATAAAAACAGTGTTATCAGTCTTAAACACGCTCTGTTCAATATAAGGGGTGCATGAATACGATGCCCTGGTGAACGTAGTGCCATGGGCAGCTGATTGAGTGGTAGTAGAATAACTGTTGTCGGAAAATGTAGTAGTGGTGCTACTGTCCGTAGAAGAAATTGTGGTGAACGTCGGAACAGTAATCTGGACTGATGTTGAGGTTGGTACCAATTCATTGATCACTGCATCTAATGTTTTAGTTCCACTTATTACCGATGTGGTTCGGGTGGTACTAGTAGTTTCGTTACCGGCAATATGATCAGTGATTACAATCGTGGTATTGGAATAATATACCGGTCCTTCACCAGTAGTAAAGTTGGCCTCAAAGGGGTTGATCTGGAAACTGCCACTGTAGCTTGTCGACGTTGAACCAGAGGCTGTGTATACACTAGTTCCTCCCGTAGATGAAGAGCTATATGTATTGCTGGCACTTCCGATTACAGTGGAATAAATACTATTCGAATTTACTGACCAGCTCGTCTGACCATAATCATCATCGAAACCATCCGCAGCAAAAGTTCCATCAGCTTGGTGGGTAGATCCATATCCATATTCGGATGTAACAGCAAAAGTATAATAACTCACTATATTTACACCCGAATTGGTGAACGTGTGGGTAAAGTAAAATGATGCTAAAGTCTCGCTCCCAGTTCTACTGTCACCATTACCGAAAGCGTCGCCTGCAGCCGATGTGAAATAGCCACCAGTCCACATCGCCACTGGTACAAGTTCTGCATACTCTAACATTTATACGGAAGCAACTCGCCAGGAATAATTAAGGTCATAATAAGGTCTTCCTGGTTCTGGGGTTTCAGTGAGAGTCTGAATCACTACTATTGGTGTGGCATTGATGTTATAATTCACAACCTGGTATACTAGCCCATATGCTACAATCCCAATAATAACGTAGAATTCTTCAGGGGCTACGTTCACCAAATGCCCGGGTGGGTCAGGTGGGGCTGTTCGTGATTCTATCGTGATCCGGGTCGGTGTGTAATTATCCGTGAACACATGCAGCACAGCATAGGTCGTCGCCCCTATGTCATAAGGCAGTAACGTAAAGATGTTCTCTGGGATGATATCATTAACTGTCCCTGGTGTTATCTGGTATTGACCGTTCTCCTGTAATATGATTTCAAATGGACCACGGGTTCCAAATGATCGCGGGGCAGGGCTGGTGGTCAATGCCATTAGCCCCTCTGATGATCTCTTTTTGATTACATTTCGATCTGTGACTATGTTATCCCCACGAAGCATGGATTTAATAAGTTCCTGCATCGCATTGATACGATCGCTTCTTGCCACAGAACGTACATCATCCCCTTTATTGATGCGTCCGAGCTTACGAAGATGAGTCTGGATATCACTCATGACCGGTAAATCAGTTCATTCCAACCCCTGCGGCCACTAGCTCGCCATTCCCTTGTAATGAAGAAACAGTTGCCTCTTTGCTCATACGTTACGCCCATGTATAACCAATTCCCACCTGATGGAGGATTGGGTGCAGGTCCTGCCGGGGATTGAATATGACCTACAACGGTAGTATCGGATGGACGTGATGTAGCGCAATATCTCTCTCTCCAGCACATCTGTGCTGCCTCTAAATAAGCGCTGATTCCAGCTAGTGGATTTAATGTACCACTTATCGTTAATTTAAAATGATCAAATACACCGACAGCATCACTCGCTGTTACTCTTCCAGTAGAAGGATCTATGAATATAGCACCATTCATTGGAGCACTGGGTCTGCCACCAATCTCGCTTATAAAACGTGGATGAGTTTCAATAGGTTCATCTGAGCAACCTAAACTCAATTCGTAAATGGGAATTGTGCCACCAGGTATTCCCGCGAACTCTCCAGTGATAATGAGATATCCTGGTGTGATTGATACCCTCCTGCGTTCCATGTTGAGATATGTGAATACCGGGTGGTATGCGAACATTGGTGGAATCAAATCAGGCCTGTCCTGTGGAGCTTTAAACACTGCTGTGCATGTCTCTAATCCATAGATATCAGTGTGAACCTCACCTGGAGACTCAACGATAAGTCCCCCATCGGCACCGTATATGCTTAATACATTTGATGGACCGAGGGTCCAGCTTGGTAATAGATCTCTAGCCATTAGAATGCATCCTGGTCTTTTGTGGAAATAACTTTAAGGTGATCGTTACCTTCAGTACTGGATTTGTGGATATCCTTCAACACACTAACCATATCGTAAGCTGAAGATGGAGTAGGATTAGGCATTGGAGTTGGCATCGGAGCAACTGATACTGATTGTATTCCCGCCATAGCTGGGGTAGGCGTCGGCATGGGATTTCCGTATGTGGGTGTCGCGGCAAGTTGTTCAAATGTTGTAGTTGGAACAACAGAAGAGGATGGAGTTGGAGCTGCCGATGGTACCGCTCCGGCACCTACTGGTGCAGCTATCATTTCTTCATTTGGTGCTGGATTTAGTTGAGCTACTGGGGTGGCAGTCATTTCTTCACCTGGAGCGGGATTTAGTTGAGTTGGTGCGCCTGTAGCTTCTGGTGTCCCTGGAGCTCCGGGAGGAAGTTCCAATGCGGGATTGGCAGCTCCGCCTCCGGCCTCTGGTGTGCCAGCTCCCGATACAGCTGCATCAATATGCTTCAGTACATCCAGGGAAGCAGCAGTCAGATCACGTATCCGCTCCTGAACCCTTTGCCTGGGATCACCGGTTGGACCAGTGACACCACCACCACCACCGATACGGGTCAGGCTATCAGCAACAGGTCTGATGTCGGTTGGTATTTGCTCCGTTAATTGATTCGACCGTTCTTGGAGAGCCATCTGCCTGGCCACATCATCTCCATAAGTTTGACGATATTGTTCGAATGATTGAGTGAATGCCCCGATATCCTGGTATGCTTCCCTTTGATTGGAGTCCCCTCTAACTAAGGCTTGCGCGGCCCCTGTCTGAGCAGCGAGTTCTATATTGCCTACAGCTTGTTCTCTGGTTTGGCCCCTTATGGCTCCACGTTCCCCGCGAGCTTCCTGTGCTATCTCGGGAATTCGAGTTTCAAAGTCAGCAAGTTCTTTAGCTGTAGCCATAAGATCCTGGATCTGCCGACCTGTATCAGGACCAGCTTGAACACCTCCTGCCACTCTGCGTTCTGCTGCTGCTTGACGAAGTTTTTCCTTTTGCTCTTTCTTATTTGTTATACCTTCTGCTTCTTTTTCTAAGACAACAGCACGTTGAGCAGCATGAAGACGCTGAGCCTGAGCTTCCATTCCAGCGGCAGTACCCTGGCCCATTTGGGCTTGAGTTTCTAATAGCTGACTCTGTATTACAGATAGTTCATTTTTGGATTGTTTGAGTCTCTGGTTTTCCTCCTTTGTTATATTTCCAGCTTCTTTCTTCTTTTCCAGGCCTGATATTTCCAGTTGCAGATCAGCCTTCTGTTCGAGTTTACCGCCTTGGGCTTCTGCTATTTTCTGCCTGGTCTCTAGTCCACGCCTGGCATCTGCTGCGCGTTGCTCTAATAGTTCAGCTCTTTCCTTACGAAGCTGTGGAGCTTCACCAGGACGTTCGCGCACTGATTCCTCAAAGCGTGATCGCTCCCGCATCTGACGTTCCTCTAAGCGACTCCCGATTACTGCGCCACGCTCCCGTGATGCCAGTTGCTCAGGACGAGGGAGCTCGTGCATTTTAATCCTGGCTTCTTCAATGGCTCTTGTGATCTCCTGGATTTTGCCGGCGTCATGTTTCTTCTCTGCCTCCGCTAATTCATTCTGAAGATCTATGATATGCTGAACCGACCGGCCGTATTGCTCCTGTAGGTCTGTAAGGTCCTGAATGGCTGCAGCGTGTGCATCAATGTTTGCCTGTGCTTCTCTGTGGGTTTTGTTTAATTCCCTGAGCTCACGAGCTGCATCCTTTGA